TACCGGCCGCCTGCGGGTTCGATTGCGCGGCGGCGACCACCTGGGCGAGGGAGACCACCGGCTGCTGCGGAGGCGTCGGCCCCTCGCCGCCGGCGGCGCGCACGATACCGGGGAAGATCAGGTCGTTGAACTGGTCCACCCGGGCGTCACCCGGACACGCCGTCCCGCCCAGGGACCATTCGGGAAACATCCGGTGGTAGCCGTACCCCGGGTCGTCCCAGGTCCGGCAGATCCGGAGCGGGAGGCCGTGGCGCTGATGCAGCCACGCGCCCAGGCGGATCAGGCTCGCCACCTGTTCGTTGGTCCAGGGGTCGGTGTGCTGGAGGTTGCTGGCCGTCTCGCAGCTGATCGCCCCGGTGCCGTCGCTCCGGCGGTTGGCCTTGGCGTTGGCGTCCGCCCGGGTCTCGGTACCGATGAACTGGAACAGGCCACCGTCGTAGGCGCACCCGAAGTGGGACTCCAGGTTGGTCGAGTCCCGCCAGTACTCGTACATCCGCTCACCCGACCACGGCGCGGCGATCGAGTGGAGGATCAGTTGGGTCGGATCTATGGCCGGTTGGTCGTCCGACTCGGGCTGAAGCTCACGCTTCGTGGCCCCGGAATACCAGGTCATGAGGTCTCTCCTCCTCAGTGTTCGAACCCGATCATCGTACGCCCGGGTACGTGGCTCGTTTCGAACCCTTGTTCCGCATCCCGGCGGCCCGTTCCCACACCTCCATCCAGCGCCACGCGTTCGTCTCGTACGTCAGATCCCCACAGGCGGCACGTCCTGCGGCGCTCTCGTCCTCGCGCATGCCGGGGTTGGTGGCCAGGTCACGAAGACGGCGATACCAGTCCCGGGGGCGCCGGGCCAGGCAGCCCACTCCGGTCTCCCGGTGGAAGCGTTCGTACTCGGCACGCGGAGACGCCACCCAGGGGACACCGAGGGCCGACATCTCCAGGACCTTCAATCGGGACTTGGCCTCGTTGAACCGGGTGTCCGCCAGAGGCGCGATGCCCACCCCCAGGCCGGCTACGCCGACGGGCCAGTCCTCCAGGTCGAGCGGTCCGGTGGTCGGCGGGTCGACGTCCAGGCCCAGTGCCCGGCGGAACCCGTCCGCCTCGCCACCGACCACGCGGAACGACACACGATCGTCGGACACCAGACGCTCGATCGCGAACCCCACCTGGGGGAGGTCGTCCGGATGGGAGTGCAACGACCCCGCGTAGCCGATCTCTTGATGCGTGTCGATGTGGGGGACGGCCAGGTAACCCGCCGGCACGTAGTTGTCCAGGACGACCGCGCCCCCGCTGAGCGACGGATAGCGAGAAGCCAGGGCCACCGTGGACGTGGTGACCAGGGTCGCGTCCCGGCACGCGTTCGCCGCCGATTGCCAGGACCACCCGCGACCTCTGGTCGGGTGGAGTCCCTGGTGCGCCGGGTTGGACGGGTGAATGGAACCCAGGTCGTCGTCCATGTCGACGACCACGGCGACGCCCTGGCGGCGGATCTGGGGGATCGACTCCGCCAGCTTGCCGTGGGTGACACGCTGGAGGACGATCACGTCCGTCCCCGGAGGGATCCCGTCCACCCGGGAGAGCTTCCCGCTCCCGTCCGTCCTGCCGCTCATGCCCGGTCGGTCCGGCATGTGGATGGTCACGTCGTGACCCTGGTCGATCAGGACCCGAGCCGGGTGGATCATGCGGAAGTGTCCGCAACCGAACCGGTCGGCCGGGTACACCGACACCTTCACCAACGGTCGTTCCTTCCGGAGGTGTTGCCCGTGTTGTGGTACCACTTCCAAGTCCGCTCGGGTAGGTGCCTGATCGTCGCCCCGGCGGCGAGGCAGCCCAGGGTGAAGTTCCAGTCCTCGCCGGATCCGCCTGCCCCGTCGCCACCCTCGGGTGCGACGAAGCCGACCGACCGGGCAAGCTCGGTGCGGACCATGGTGACCACGGTCGTGTGTGTCGGGTTGTCCGGGTCCCACTCCTTGCCGAAGTGCTGCGGGAAGGGATCCCGGCCGCCGATGACGTCGAACCAGGAGAAGACGAAGTCGGCCCCGGTGTCCCGCATGAAGGACTCCAGGCGAAGCAGGTGATCCGTGTTCATGGTGTCGTCGTCGTCCAGGAAGGTGACGACGTCGGTACGGGCGGCGGCCAGGGCCTGGGTCCGGGTGAACGCCGCGCCGGCGCGTACCCGATCCACGACCACGCTGATCGCGTCGGCCGGACGGAGCTGGCCGGCGATGGACGTCAAGGCCCTGCCCAGGTAGTGACCCCGGACGGGGATGGACGGAACGCACACGGTGATGCCGGGCCGGAGGCGGTGTAGTAGGGCGGCCACGTTTTCTCTCCTGTCGTCGGGTATCGACAGGGTAACCCGGTCACGACACGGAGACGGCCTGGGGATAGTCGGCCACTCGACCGGCGGGGGTGATCGACACGAAGCGCGGGGCGGCGGCCGATCCGGCGTGCACCGACCCGGTCAGGGTGGCCGCCATGGTGAGCACCACCGGGGTGGTCATGTCCACGGTCGGGGTGATGAACGATGTCCAGTGACACGAGCTGTTGAGGCCGCCGCCCAATCCCAGGAAGTTGGGGGAGATCGCCCATTGGGCGCCGGCCAGGTTCGTCTTGCGGACCCGGAACAACGTGGTGATCGTGGCCAGGGCAACGAGGGCGGGGCCGGCCTCCACGCGGTATGCGGTACCCAGTTTCAACGTGACGGAGGGGATGGTCAGGACCACGGCCTCCGCGATGATCGTTCCGGAGTTGGCCGTGGAGGCGGCGGCAAAAGCCTGGGAGGACGGCTGGTTCAGCCAACCGATCGCGTACTGCCCGGAGGGTGGCACGTACACCACCATGACCCGGTCGCCCACGGCCACGTCCCCCACCAGGGAGACCACGGTAATCCCACCCTCGTCGTCGTCCATCCGGACGGAAGCCTCACGTCGGTCGAAAGGCGGCGACACGGAGACGACCGTCCCGGGTCGGAGTCCCCAGGTTAGTCCCAACCGGTCGGCCACACGGACCAGCTCCGTGATCATGGCCAGGTCGGGTGCCCCCTGCGTGGTTCCGTCAGGCATCCGCGTAAGCCCTTCTCAACGTGTGGACCATGGGCGCACCCTCGATCAGCTGGAGTGTCCAGGCCAGCTCCAACCACTTGACCCCGTTCCAGATGATCACATCGTACGAATCGTGTCGGGGGTCCGGCGGCGTGGACACCTGGGCCCGCTCGAACACCTGCTGTCGGCGGCCGATGGCCCGGGCGACCGTTCGCGCCTGGGCCGGACTGTCCACCTGGAGATCGTGGATCTCGGGGATCACGAACCCCCGGTTGGCGATCGACCACGGCGCGGCAGCCGGTACGTCGTAGGTGCCGGTGATGGCCTGGGTGGCGTTCAGGCCGGACCCCTTGTTGGAGATCACCACGAATCGGTTGGGGGAGCTGAGGAGATCGTCCGTGTATGAGACCGACTCCCCGATCACGGCCCGCGTGGCGTCCCAGTCGGCCAGGGGGACGACCGCCGGGGACGCCGGGTCGAAGGTGCGGATCATACGGAAGGTGCCCCGGTTGTCGATCCACGGCGACCAGTAGTCCCCGGCGACGGCCAGGTCCTCCATTACCTGGCCACCGGATGTCCCCGCCCGCCATGCCGCCGCCGACAGATAAGCCGTCGGCTCCACGTCGATCTCCACCGGGATGAATCCACCGGTCTCCAGGGTCTGCGCGCCGACGGCGCCCCAGGCGTCGTGGGGGTCGAACAGGCGGAATCGTCCCAGGAGGAGGCGGACCAGGGTGGCGATGTTCTCGCCCACGGTGCTCGCCCCGTTGTTGCCGGCCTGGGGTGACGAGAAGCCCCGCTCCAGCGGGACGGCCACCTGGGTCAACTCGTCCGTGAACGCGATCGACGCCTGTGTGCCTCCGGTCGACCCTGCCCGGGTCCGGTCGACCGCCATGTACCGACCCAACGGGTATGTTGTGCGACCGGTCGTCATCGACACCAGGACCCGATGGCGGATCGGGTCGAACAGCTCCGTGTCCGCCACACCCAAGGCCAGGTTCAGGGTTCTCTTCACGGTGCGAGTCGTGTCGTGGGAGAGCGTCGGGGTGGACCCCTTCAGCGGTGTGAGCGGCGTCGGCTCCCGATAACCGTCCAGGTCGATGAGCGTGAAAGCGAAGGACGACCGGCGTTGGCCGATGGTGGAGAAGTCGAACGACCTGGGTGGGACGGACTCCACCAGCGGACCGCCCGTGTACAGGGACGTAGGCACCGTTACACCTCCAGAGGGGCAGGGGCGTACAGAACTTCGGTGACCCGTACCGACACCAACTGTGTCTTGAGCGCGGTGCGTCTGCTACGGAAGCTCCCGTTGGGGACCTGGACGTTGGCGAACCACCGATCACCCTCACCGTTCCGCACGCACACGTACGGCAGGTCGGCCCAGGCCAGGTCGCGGAGCGACGTGAAGGCGCGATCCATGACCGGCAACGAAACGGCCCCCTGGTTGGCCAGGAGGAGCAGGGAGAACCGCATGCCTCCGCGCTCGGTGCCGTGGAAAGCGGTGACGTAGTCCCGGTTGTACATGTCCTGAAGCGTGACCTGATCCGCCTCCGGAAACACCGGCTCGAAGTTGGGGGGTTGACCTCCGGTGTCGCCGATGTGCGGTGCCAGGAAGGTGTTCGTCGTCAACGAGTTCGAACTGAAGGCCCAGACGCTGGGATCGAGTGCGGGCATCGTGAGTGATGCCGTGGTCGACCAGGGACCCGGCTGGTCGTAGACGTTGCGTACCCGGATCCGGTACCGGGAGTTCATGGCAAACCTGGCTTCGACGTCGAAGAACGCCGCACTGGCGATATTTGTTGAACGATAAACTGTTTGCCAAGTCGAGTCGTGATCGTCCTGCCGTTCCATCTCGTACATGCCGAACGTGCCCGACGCGGCCGGGGCGGACGTGGTGATGGGCGTCCAGAGCACGATGCCGAACGGCATCCCGGTGGGGATGCAATCGGCGGGGGATCGACAGTCCAGGCCGACGCCGGTGAGCGGTTGCACGCTGGGAAGTGTGGACAGGTTGGTGACCGTCGGCGGGTCTTGCATGAAGTAGAAGGTGGCGTCGGCACTGAACAGGTTGGTACCGGCCGGGTCCTCCAGGAAGGCTCCCAAGCCCTGGAAGGACGCATTGATGTTGAGGGACTGACCCTGTTCCGCGAGGATCTGCCACGGCGAGTTGGCCGATGTGGTGGAGGACCAGATCAGAGTGTCGGAACCGGTGGCGAGGGTGGCCGGCGACGCCATGGTGAGGGTGACCTCCTTCCACCCGTCGGCGATCTCCGGCAACGCGTCGAACGCCGCACAGGTGAGCGTGGCGAACTCGGCGCCGTTGGACGCCAGGGTGGCCACCAGGTTCGCCGTGCACGTGCCGAACCTTCGGGCGTAGTACCGCAGGTAGGGATACGGCGTGGCGCTCACTGTGGAGAAGCTGAAGTTCTGTTCGATGTTGTGGCCGGTGTACACCGACGCCGGATGCTGTTGCCCGTACGCGTGCGTCACGGAAGAGGACAGGGCTCCGGCCGACTGGTTGAAGGCGATGTACGGGAGGACGTCGGACTGGCTCGCGTCGAACCGCTCGTTGACAGTGAAGGCCCGGTCGATCAGCACGCCGTCCAGGACGGCCCGAGGCATGTGGTAGAGCTGTCGGAGCGCCTGGGCCGTGGGCGGTGCGGAGTTGGAGGCGAACGCGGTGGCCACGCCGAAGAACGACAGGAACAGGTCGCCCATGTCCGCCATGCACGACGTGATCGTGTAGTCCCCGGGAGCGAGTGCCGACCCGGTGACCAGGCCACCGGCGGTGCGCAGGATCACCGTGTTGACCCCGGGCACCGCGTAGGTGGCCTCACCACCGGTAGGTCCGGTGGCGGTGTACGACGGCCCCACCTTGGTGGATCCGTATCGGACCCGGTTCTCTTCGCAGTAGGTGATCTCCAGCGCCAGGTAGTTGAGCCTCAGTGGCGCCGTTGCCGGCGAGGTGATTCCGGCCCAGTTGAAAACGAACCTCATGGGGGTGGAGGCCGACGCATCCCAGTTGATCAACTCGTTGGGTCGCCATGGGTACACCTGGTTGGTGTTGCGCGCGGCCGTAAGCGCGTTCAGGTTGATCTCCCCCAGGGAAATCCTGGAGATGGTGGTGATCGCTTCGCTGAACGATGTCTGGTCGCTGTCCAGGATTCCGGATCCGTACAGGATCAAGTCACCGGAGAACTGGATGGCGGAGTTGAACTGGGCCGGAGTGACAGCGCTCCAGTCACCCCCGGCCGTGTACTGGACGGAAACGTTCAGGATGCGCTTGTTGACGTTGGTGATCTCGGGGAAGGACACCGTGTCGAAGGAGCACGTAAGCGACCCGGTCCCACTGTCGAAGCGAATGCACGCCGAATCGCTGGACTTCTGGAGAGCCGTGGTGGACGTGGTCCCGGTCGGCCCGATGACCGTCCCGTTCCCCACCAGGACGGCGCCGTCGACCGGGACCACGACCGTCTTGATCTCTCCGACCGTCGCCTCCTGGCCCTTGGGGTAGATGGCCAGGAGCGGACATTGGGTGATCAGTGAACCGGGTGGTTCGGCCTGGAGGAAGTATTGACCCTCGAACGGTGTGAGGGCACCTGCGGTGAACGAGTACCCGCGTTCCACCCCGATGTCCATGGCATACGGGGACGGAACGACCGGAGCCCACTCGTTACCGGCGATAGCCGGATTGTTCGGGTTGTATTCGGCCATTACAGAACTCCCACGGATACCCGCGCGTCGCGGCGCGCGATGACGTCGGCGATGCCCGATCCCACGGCACGGCCGGTGGCGAAAGCCTCCGCCTCCGTGGGAACGACGCCCTGGAACACGACCTGAACGGCGCCCGGTCCGAACGTCGCCCCGGAACCGCCGGTCACGGGGACCACGTTCGGGACGAACGGGGATCGGCCGCCGGTGACACCCATGGCGGAGGATCCGGGCGACATGCCCGGCAACGCGGCGGAGGCCGTCAGTGATTCGGCCGCCGCGACCACCGCGCCTTCCGCCGACTCGATACCGATGGCCAGACCGTCGGCGATCCACTTGCCGTACTGGGTGGTCACCTTGGACGGCGAGCCGAACAGGAAGCCGGCGGCCCCACCCAGGGCCTTCTTGATCGGGTCGACGATCTTGTCCTGGACGAAGTTGCCGATGCTGGAAGCCTTGTCGGCAATGCCGTTGAGGAGGCCGGTGACGATGTCCCGGCCGAAGTTGTAAAGCCAGTCGATGGCTCCGGTGAAGGCCCGCCCGATGAGCCCCGGCAACGCCGAGAACCAGCGAAGGACGCTCGCCACCCAGGAGGCCACCTTGTCGTAGGCCGCGTCCAGCCAGGAAACCACTTCGTTGTATGCGTTGCGGAATCCCTGACCGACGGCCTCCGCCACCTTCACCATCCCGGTGTTGATCAGGAAGTCGGCCAGCCGGTTCACGGTCGAAGTGACGTAGTCGACAATCGAGTCCCAGACTCCGGAGATGGTCTCCTTCAGCCTGTTCCAGGCTCCGGAGAAATCGCCGGACAGGAACAGGGCCAGGGTCTCCAGGACGCCGGAGATGACTTCCCAGGCCGTCTGGATGACGAAGATGATCGTGTCGAAAGCCGCGCCCACGGCAACTCGCAGGACTTCCAGGGCGATCGGCAGGACGACGGAGAGCAGATTCTCCAGGAGGCGGAGGACCGGGCCGCCCTTTTCCTCGATCTGCTGGATCGCCGTCTGGATCTTTTCGCTCATATCGGCGAATATCGGGGCAAGCTTTTCGGCTGCCTCCGCCAACGCCTCACCCAGGACTTCGGCCACGGCACGGACGATCGGGGCCAACTTGTCGGCCATCACGGAGAAGACCGTGAGGATCGCCCGGAAGAGGGCGAAGACCGGCGGGATCAGCCTCTCGTAGATCACCGCACCCAGTTCGGCCAAGACCGAAGTCAACGGACCCAGGGCGGCGAACAGGCGCCCCGCCGATTCGATCAACCTACCGGCGGGTTCGGCCAGAGAGCGGAACCCCTCACCGAGCCCGTGCAATGCCGGTTGCAACCGTTCGAAGCCTGCGGTGAGCTTGTCGCCCAGGGACTGGGACGCCTTCTCGATCGCCGGGGTCACGTTGCGCGAGAAGCCGTCGCTCATCTCCTGGAGTGCCGGATTCAGGTCGTCGGCCAGGTTGCCGGCCACGTCGGCCACGGCCTCCGCCAGAGGAGCCAGGGCGATGGCCAGGTCCGAGGCTCCGCGCACCAGGGTGACCACGGCGGTACCGGCCAGGTCCAGGACCGGAGCCAGCTTCTCGAAGATCTTCAGCAGTGGGTCGAGAAGCGGAACCAGGGCGTCCAGCGACCCGGACACCACCTTGCCCAGGACCGTGGAGAACCGTTCGAAGAGCCCGATGACCCGGGGCGACAACTTGATCAGTTCCGAGAACACGCGAGCCAGGGAGACCAGGACGTCCGATCCCACGCCGGCCAGGGCCACGCCGAGGGAGCCGACGGCACGGATGATCGCGTCCAGGGTGTCGGTTCCCACACCGGAGAACGCCGACTTGAGCCGATCTCCGGTGCCGGCAACGGCCTCTCCGATGGGGGCGATCGCCTCCTGGAGCACCTTGAACCGATCGGCCAGGAAGCCGACGGCGCCGGTTGCCAGGGACGAGATCTCCGGGTTGGCCTGGGTCGCCGCCTTGCCCACCTTCTCCAACCAACCGGCGAACCGCTCCACGTATGGGGCCAGGGCGGTGACCGCTCGGGACAGCTCGTTGTTGATGATGGTGGCAAGGCGAGCCAGGAGACTGATCACCGGACCCAGGAGGATGCCGAAGGTGCGCATCACCTCGCCCAGGAGGTTGAACGACGAGATCAGGAAGGATTGACCCACGTCGCTGCGCAGGGCATCCCGCAGGGTTCCCGTGACCTTCTCCAGGATCCCGAGGATCCCGGTCCCCGCCGTGGTCGCCTGGGAGTTCAGGGTCCCGAAAATCTGCCCCAGGTTGCGGAGGATCCGGCCGATCTGGGAGAACCCGGCCAGGGCCTCGTCTATCCACTCCTTCAGGTTGCCGTTGTCGGCGGAGACGCGGATCCATTCGGAGAACCGGTCGATCGTTCGACCCAGGGAGGCGTAGAACCGATCGACGTATTCGGCACCCACCACGAACAGGTCGCCGAAGGCGGCCGTCAGGTTGGACACCGGAGTGCCCAGAGTCTGGACCCCGCGCGCCGTCCGGTTGAGGATCTCTTCGATTCCACTGAGGAAGGTCGACGATCGGGCCGTCCGAAGGAACTCGTCGGCCACGACACCCAGGGAGGTGGCCAGGCGTGGCATGACCCGCTCGGCGATGCCCACGGCCGTTCTGCCGAAGGCCCCCAGGCTGTTGTCGATCTCGTTGAAGAACGAGTCCTGGACGACGGTCTTCAGGTTGCGCATCCGGTCGAAAACGCCGTCCAGTCCCCTGATCGCCTCCTGGGCCGCCGGGGACAGCTTCTTCAACGCCTCCTCGAACTTCTCCGTGTCGCCGGAGATGCCGGCCCCGATGGCGTCCCCGACCCCGTTCAACGCCACCTTCAGGGTGCCGATGATGCCGACCAGGGCGACGATGGCCGTGGGTGCCACCAGCATCACCCCGGCCAACTGTTCGATCGACGTCGCCGCCGCTGCCACGATGTTCACCAATCCGGCGAACGCCGTGGACAGGGCGCCGACGGCCACGGTCATCTTGGAGAATCCACCGACCAACCGGGTGATGGAACCCAGGGCCCGGTTGGATCCGTCGGACAGGAGCAGAAGGGCGGCGTTCGCCAGGGCCACGCCGCGCGCGATCTCGCGCGCGATCGCGTCGCCCATGTTGTCCGCGTCGTTGCTCACCGCCTGTTCGGTGCGCTGGGAGTCCAGGCGCAGTTCGGCAAGCTCCCGGCCGAACTCCTCCGCCAGGCCGGCAGCGGCGTTCGACACCGACCGTTCGATGTCGTTGCCCATCTGTCTGACTTCGTCGGAGATGTTCTCCGTGGCCCGGGTGATGGAGCGCTCCATGCTCACACCGAGGACATCGAACTGTCGGGAGATCTCCTGGGCGGACTCCGTGAAGCGTCGGTCGATCAGGTTTGCCGTCTGGTCGGCCCGCTGATCGACGCGACGCATCACGCCGAAGATGTCCGCCCGCGCCCGCTCGAAGTCGGAGGAGTCGGCCGTGATGATGAAATCGCCGTCGCCCAGGGTGATGGACATCGGGTCAACTCCTCCGCTTTCTGTCGAGTACCACGGCGGCCATGGCGTTCGACCTGGCCGCGTCCTCGTCCCCGGTCCACCAGGCCGGCGCCCAGGAGTCCTCCGGTGGAAGGTTCCTTTCGGCCGTGATCAGTGGCCCGTTCCATTCGGTCTCGATCGTCCGGCGAAGATCGTTGTCCAACTCGTGGGTGGTGACCAACCAGTGGACGGCGAGATCGAACGCATCGGCCAGGGTGAGATCGAGCGGGTCTACCCGGCGACTGACGCACCACCCGTGGAATCGGTGCCAGACGCTTCGCTGGAAGAGCCACTCGGCGATGCCGAGGGCTCCTCGGTAGGGCGCAGTCCGTGGAACTCCGTCAGGTACCCGATCATCCCTTCGAGCTGCTTGAAGTCCACCGGGTCGTCCTCGTCGTCCAGCCGAGCCAGGAAGGCATCGATGGCGGTCGACTTGAGGAGTGCCCGGAACAGCTCGCGGAACAGCTCCAGCTTCTGGTCCAGGCCGCCGCCGGAACCTCCCCGCTGGACTGCCTGGATCTGTTGCAGAGTCTTCAGGCCGATGGCCGTCCGAGCCTCGTACTGGACTCCGTCCAGGGCGAGGAACAGCTTGGGCCTGACCTTGCTGAAGTCCTTGACGACCACTTCGTCCGACATGTGTCTCTCCTATCTGCCGCGCCGGGCGCGTGCGCCCGGTCCCACGCGGCGACTCCAACCCGCATTGCGACGAGCCGGGCGAGGACCGCCCGACACGCCGTGACTCCACCCGCTTCCGGCGGATCCTCCGGAGGATCGCCGGTTGGCGGAAGGTCCTCCGGAGACACTGCGTCCCCAACCTCCGGGGTTCCGCCGGTTGGCGGAAGGTCCTCCGGAGACGTTTCTCCTCCAGTTATGATCACCCACCTGGGCGGCGTTTCGCCCGGCGGACACCCCCGCGATCCAGGCCGGGGCGCGCGCGTTCAGCGCCGCCTCCACGGCCGGCCGCCGAGCCGGGTCCGCCCCGGCCGGAATCGCGTCCTTCAGGAACGGATTCGGCTTGGATCCTCGGACGTACTTGGCGAAGACCTCCGTGCCGGCCTTGGTGGTGAACCGCAGGGCGGACGCGGTCCGGGGTCGGATGACTCGTCGGTTCGGGCCCCACAGTCCGGTCCCGTTGTGGTGGTACTTGCCGTACGTGGTACCGAACCCGATGACCACGGCCGGGTTCCCCAGGATGGTGAAGTTCCGCACGTAGATCGACGCGCGCAACCGGCCGGTGTCGACGCCGACCAGCTCCTGGGCACGGAGCTTGATCCGCTCCCCGCGCTCTCGGACCTCCCGACCGGCGATCCCGTTCTGCCCCCGGACCAGGGTGTTGATCACCTGTTCGTCCCAGGAGAAGGTCATCCGGCTAGGCACAACAGCCACCCCCCAGGAAGCCCAGGATCAGGTCGGTCTGCGACCCGTCGCATCCGCCCTCGGGACCCAGGGCCAACGTGTTGCCCAGGGCGTAGTCGGCCAGGTTCCCCGCCTCGTACATCGACCGGAGGCAACATGCCAGGCCCGAGCGAATGGCAACCATGTCGGCGGTCATGGCGAAGGCGTCGGCGGACAGTGCCTCACAGGTGGGCATGTTGCCGTTCTCGTCCGGGCCGGCCGCACACCGCAGCATGGTGACGCCGACCTGAACCGCCACGTATCGACTCTGGCAGTTGCTCTCCGGGGAGTCGGGAGACGGCGCCGGGAACACGCTGGAGCGTGCCACCAGGCGCCAGTTGACGGCGAGTGTCCCGCAGGAACACTCGTCCCAGATGACCATGCCGGGGACGACGCACGACCGCTGCGGAGGACCGGCGGCCGTGGCGGACACCGCGTCGTGGGCGCAGGCCAGGATCTCGTTCAACCGGGCCCAGAGGTTGGCGGTGTCGAATGCGATGGTCATGTCGGGATCCTGCCCATCGGAGTGTCGACGGAGTACACGCGGGCGGGAGCGCGGAGGCCGTCGGGGTTGAACGTGGACAGGAACATGTCGGGGAAGCGCAGGCCCAGGCGCCCGTTGGCGAATACCTCGTTCGGATCCAGGAAGGTCATGCTGACGCCCTGGCGGGAGAGCTGCTGAACCGGCGCCGGGAGCTGACACGAGGCGTCGCACAGCATCGCCTTGACGAACTCCGTGGCGAGTTCGGCCACGGCCCACTGACCCAGGACGGGGACCGGCTCCCCCACCTCCACCGTGATCGACCACGTACCGACCTGTCCGAGGGGCTTGGACAGGTCGTTGCACCACGGCCACTCTCCGCCGTCCTGGCGGATCAGGGTGTGGTAGTCGTACAGCTGGTATGCCGTCGGGGGCAGGACCACACCGTCGATCGTCACGTTCGTGACGGACGCCACCGGCATGGGCAGGCGAACCTTGGACACGAACGAGCACGAACAATCGTCGAGGCACTGGCCACACATGACGTTGGTCCACACGCCCTGGAAGAAGCGTGGGCGCGGCCACCCTCCGCCCCAGTTCCACCAGTCGGTTGTGTCGTAGAACCGACCGTCGTTGCAGCTCTCACGGCACGGCCTCAGGGTGGTGGGGCACCGGGAGAATCGGCGGCCGGACATCGCCCACAGGACCTCCGACGCCGCCTCCAGGGCGTTGCCCGTGACGGCTGCCGCTCCGGTCGGCAGTGAGCATCCGGTCCACAGCGCCGGCCACGGTTCGCACGGACCGTCGACGAAGGGGTGATCGACCATCTCTCCTCCACCCACGTCGAACGCCGTATCGGTCTCGTGTGCCTGCCCCAGGGTATGGCTCTTGGACGCCGTGATCGGGAAGGCGACGTCGGTTTCGTGGGCCTGCCCTACGGGCGCGGATTTCCCGGCCGCGACGGCCTGGGCGACGTCGGTTTCGTGGGCCTGCCCGATGACGGCCGCCTTGGCCTTCCCGATCGGGAAGGCGACGTCGGTTTCGTGGGCCTGGACAACGGACACTCCCGTGGCTGCTGTGGCCGTGAACTCGATGTCCACGAAATAGCCTGTGGCGTTGAACGAGTTGTCCGGGTATGCGGCAGCCTGGATGAACTTGCCGTTGCGGGTGGGACCGTCGGCCGTGGCGGTCAGGTTTCCGTTGGTTATCGCCGACGAGAACAGCCCGACCGTGGACACGTACCGGTTGGGGGTGACCACGGCCGTGACGTACGGCTGACCGGCGACCACCGGCACATTGATCGCCGTGGTGTTCCAGGTGCCGGCCACCGGGGCCACGAAGTCGGCGCTGCCCAAGAGCGTCCCGACCGTGTCCGACACCCAGGCGTACAAGCGGCCGTTCACGGTGCCCACGATGGGCGTGTTCGGGAAGCGCCACCGGATGGCCGTCACGGTGCCGTTGACGGCCGGGACGAACCGGGTGCCCAGGGTGAGGACGCCGCCGTCGTTCTCATCCGGGTTGGCGGGGACCTGGACCGTGAAGATCGATTCGACCATCGGCCTACTCCGTGGCCCGTGCGAACCCGTTCGCGCCGATGGTGGCCGTCACGTCGGTGCCGTCCGGGGTCACCGTGAAATCGTGCTTGGACAGGGGGATGATGTCCGCGTCCGTACCGCCCGTGGTGTCCGGGTCGTAGCAGACCAGGAGGGCACCCACCGCGTTGCCCGTGGCCCCCGTCCACACGATGTCCGCCATGTCGACGTCCACCAGATCGGTGGTGTTGTTCACGGTGACCGTGACCGACGCGGCCGTCTTGCGGCCCATGGTGGTCTGTTCGTTGGTGGTCCCGGCCAGGAGGGCGGCCAGGTTCGTGTAGTCCTTCAGGGTGGCATCGGCCTCCAGGCCGGCCGCCTCCAGGACCACGATGATCAGGGCGTCGTTGGCCTGGGGCAACTCCGCACGCGCGGCGAACCTGCCTTTGCTGATGTTGGCGATCCAGTTCGCCACGGCGCTCTCCTCCGATGGGCGCCCCCGGGCCGGCGGACCCGGGGGCGTGACGACTACAGCGGGACGGCTCCGCAGGACGCCGTGGGTGCCGGAACCTGGGTGACGTTGTGCAGGAAGTGTTCTCCGGCCTGGAGAGTGTTGGTGGCCCCCAGGCCCGTGGTCCGGCCGCCGATGAGGTTGGGCCAGTTCGTGTTCCAGGACTTCGTCTCGGACGTGATCGTGAGGGTGAACACGCCTTGCTCGAAGGTGAAGTCCCCGACCATGCTGTTGCCGACATTGCCGAACAACCAGTACATGAACTGTTCGCCACCGGACGCACAGGAGCCCGCGCCGGACACCGGTTGCCAGACTTCCAGGCTGTACCGACCGGTAAGCACACCCTCGCCATAGGCCACACCGGTGCCGGTTGCCGGGGTACCGGCCGTGAGCAGCCGTTCCCCGGTGATCATGGCGATCACGTCCGGGTCGATGGTGCAGAACGTGATGGTGAGGTTGACCCGCTTGAGTTCGTTGCCGTCCTTGTCGTTGACGCAAAGGTCACCGTTGGCGGTCTTCTGGATGTACTCGGTTCCCTCGATGTACTGAGGGGAAGCGGCGATCGAGACGAACCCGCCGAACACGGCGACTGCCGAGCCGGCTCCGGTGACCGGGGCGCCACACGTGTCCAGCTTGATCAGGCGCGCGACTCGCGCCTTGATGGGCGCCACGCACGTAGCAACCATGGGTGATTCTCCTTACGTGGTGGGCGCCACGGGCGCGGCGGCGAGGCAACACGAATAGCCGAGAAGAACGGTCCGTTCGGACAGTGCCTTCACGGTGTCGACGCTCCGGTCCAGGGTTTCCCGGGCGGTGAGGGTCCGGAGCGCGGAGCGGTACATGAACACGGGCGGTGTGGCATAGATCCATCCGGACCCGTCGATCGGGGAGGCCGCGCCCACCGGTGACGTGTTCGGGTAGCCGGCTCCGGCCACCACCCAGTTGCCGTTGTAGGTGCGGAGCCTCGCTCCGTCCCGGTAGATCACATAGCGATCCATGAACCTGGGGATCAGCTCCACCGGGATGTGGATCACTCCGATCCCGGCGTAGCAGTCGGCCAACGCGTTCTCCACGATGCCGAGCGCCGTGGCCGGGTCGGTAGGCGTGGCGGTGGGGACGGTCGCAGCGATCTGGAGCGTGGCGCCGTCCACCGTGCTGACCACGTCGGCGTTGGCCGCAAGGTGCGGGTAGACCACGTTGGGCAGGCCGCCGGCGACTCCGGTCCAGAAGGCGTACTCGATCTGCCACTGTTCCCACCGGGTGAGCACGGTGGCCGCCTCGCCCTCGGAGTCCTCGTAGAACCCGACGGCGGAGCAGTCGACCCGGGAGTAGACCGTGAACGGCGTAGCGGCGAAGTCCTCGTGAGCCGCGCCCGCGCGCTTGGGCGGGGCCCCCGTCACCAGGGGTGAATCCGTCAGGCACAGGTCGTACGTGGTCGCGGGCGGACCGCACAGGTCCTCCCAGATGACTCCGGCCTGCCAGTGCGGCGACGAGGCCGGACGCGACTCGACCACGGACAGGAGTCCGTAGGGGATCGGTGTGAAGCCCGCCGGCTGAACGAGCATCCTGGGTCCGGCCATCTGTCACACCCCTTCCTGTAGAGACCCCGGGCGGGTGTGCCACCCGGGGTCCACGATGGGGTTGATCAGAGGTCGCACGCGGTGTAGTTCGCCGCGCCGGTCGTGCCGTTCGGGCAGATGTTGACGGTGACGAGTCGGCTGGTGTGGCCCCGCTGCGCGATCAGCCAGCACTCCTCCATCCACGCCGCCGTGTAATCGTTGGTCGCGTTGAGGGTGGAGTCCCGGATGATGCCCAGGTCGAGTGTGAGGCCGCGACCCAGGACGAAGGTCCCCGGCGCGAACAAGAGGAACTGCACCTTGTTCGGCCACGCGGTGATGGGGGTGAGACCTCCGAACTGGAAGGTGCTCGGGCCGACGCCGCCCACCTGCCAGTCGGAGACCCACTGGATCCTGACGTTGATCGCGTCGAACAGACTCATCAGGTAGGCGTCCGCGAACGCTTCCACGTCGATGCCGGTCCGACGGCGAAGGTCCGCGCGCATCTCGCCACGCAACCACCGGGGGAGGACGACCTCCAGGACGGCATCGGTGCACATGCGGTACAGCTCGCGGTAGTCGATCGCCTGCATCTCGATCGCGTTGAGCACCGGGGCCACGACACCGGAGGTACCCGACCCGAGGCCGGTGGTTCCGGACACGGCGATCGACGCGGCGACGAGCTGGGCGATGCGCAAGGTGTTCACCTTGTGCGCGTGACCCGCCTGGAGGAGGTTGAGGAAGTTGTCCGTCAGCTCCGGGTAAGCGTCGTTGGTCAGGTTGCCGGCCGTGAGGCACAGCCCGTCACACGCCAAACGCGCTTCCAGGAAGGTCGGGCACGGAACCCGGGTACAAGTCTTGGTACCCGACTGTGCGGTACCGGTGACGGCGGCGGCGTCCTGGGTCTCCGTCCAGTGCCACAGGCCGGAGTTGCCCACGATGTCCGCGTAGCTGGGAGAGATCGGCCACCGGATGCCGCCCCGGTTGACACCGACGGTCGGCAGGTCCAGGAGACCGTCGATGCACACGATGTTGAAGAAGTCGTAGTCGATCTCGGACGGGGCGCACCAGCCACCGGCCGCGATCAGGGCTGCCGGGTCGGCGACCCGATCCAGCACCTGGGCCAACTTGTCCGGCTCGTACTCCGGCTGGAGGGTCACACCGTGATCACGCTTCAGAGAGGCGATCGGGACTCGGCTACCGCTGCCCCGGCCGTCCTCCATGACACGGGCCCGGTTGTGCATCGCCTGACGGATTCCCCGGTAATCCGTGAGTCGGCCACCGGAGGTGAAACCGGGGATGTCCGCCGACGCCACGATGACCGACTCCTGGCGGGGAGCCTCGATCTTCGGCGCCCTGGCGGAGATCTCCGCCATGGTCGGGTTGAGCTTGCGCGCGGTCTCCGTCGCCGGCTTCGTGGTCGCCGGAGTGTAGTGCTCCATTGCGGCCTTGACGGCGGCCGTGGACGCGGCGGCCACCAGTTCCGCCAACTGCTCCGGGCTGTTGGGCACGGTGACCTCCCCTTCCGGAGTGTCGACCACGACTTCCGGAACCTCCGGGGTCGTCTCCGGCTGGGTATCCACCACGGCCTCCGGAGAGGTTTCCACCGGGGCGGTCATGCGCGCCTTCAGCGCGTCGCGCTGTTCGGTGGCCTTCCGGGACTCGTCTTCCCGGCGGACGACGTCCGCACGGATCGCTTCCACGGTGTCGGCCAGGACGGTTGCCCGTGCCAGAGCTTCGACGCTGGGCGACTCGTCCGCCGTCAGCCTGTCGAACTCCTCCGTGACCTGCGCCTCCAACTCACGCAACTGATCGAGGGTCAGTCCGGTGAGGTCGGCGGGGATGGTGGTTTCACTCACGGTGACCCCTGACAGTTGGTGATCTTCCATCGGCAAGTGTGACATTCACTGATGGCAAGGTACACCGGAACGATCAGTGCAGAAAGAAGCCGTGACGGCCAGGACCGTCACGGCTTCTTTCCGAACCCCCGTGGGCTCGACCACATTCTAGGACGCCTGCTCCTCCAGCGTCTTCCGGAAGTGTTCCTCCGTCGCTCGCGCGGAGTCCTCATACGCGGCGTTGCGAAGGTAGTCGTCGGTCGCCGACCTGGCCGCCTCGATCGCCAGGGCGTCGGCCGCCGCCTGTGCCGCGCGCTCCGCCTCCTGCATGGCGACCACTTCGATCGACGTCACCTGGGTCTTCTGGCGCTTGTTGCATCCGCAAGCCATGGTCACTCCTTCCCGTGGACCCTGTCGATCAGGGCATTGCGACGAGTGACGCTGTCGCGCCCGAGTCGTCGTTGCAAGGATGACATGACAACGGACAAGGTGTTCCGCTGGGTGGGGATGCCGGCGGCCACCAGGGCGAACTGCCTCCCGGCGGACGTCCCGGTCGCCAGGCGCGGGACCGGGAAGCCCGGGACGTTCACGGCCAACATCGCGACCAGGCGGAGCTTTCCGCCGAACGACCGCCAGTCACCCGACAGTGTGGCCGACCTCAAGTAGGCCCGTTGCGCTTCGGTCACATGCGGCCGGACCCGGCCGGAGAACCAGATGCCGAAGGCGTCTTCACCCGACACGACATCGGCGACTACGGCGTTCACGTTGTCGTAGTGCTCGATCGCCGCCGCCGCGCTGAAGCCGGGTGTGAGCGGGGCGTGACCGATGCCCATGGTGATGTGACCGACTGCGAGTGAGGAGCCGGACGCCGTGATCACCTCACCCAGGCGGAAATACGCGTGCTCGCCACCCTCGCGGGGAGGCTTGCGACACGTGCCCTGAACCCCGGTGTGGCACGTCTCCCATTCGGCCGCATGGCCGAAGTATCGGCCGTCCGCCGTCAGGGTCGGCGGGGTGAACCGGGTGAACCCGGGATCCGTGAACATCTCGTCCGTCGGCGGTTCCCAGGTGTCGTCGCAACCACAGGCGACCAGAGCCGACGCCGCCAGTGCGGGCGGTTCCTTGTCGGCGTCACGGATGTGTCGAGCCAGATGATCGTAGACGCCCTTGACGTCGGCGGCCGGGATGTTCGTCCCACCGCGCCCGCCGTTCAGGACGGCGATGCCGGCGGAACACGCCGCCAGGTTGGCCGCGCCCGGGGTGCCGTCCGTCGACACCTCGTGATGGGGGAACTTGCACGCCGACTTGGGCACTTCCCCGTCCGTGACGGCGGATTCGTCGATCCAGGCGAAGGCGTTCCTGGCGGTCTCCAGGGACATCGGGGAGGGCAGCCGCTTGACGGCCGCCGCGCCGTCCCAGGCCGTGTCCGTGGTGGGGGTGTCGTGGCTCTTCACGGCCGCCGCGACCAGGGCCACCGGGTCGCCGGACGCGACCAGGCCCATGTCCCCAGGTTGGCCGGCTTCCATCGGCGTTCCCTCCGTCATCCAAATCTGGGCTTCCACATACGCCGGGTAGGTCACCAGCGTGGCTCCCCGGATACGACCCTGGTGATACAGCTCGAACGACGCGCGGTCCGACTCCGGATCGTCGTAGAACTCCTCCACCACGACGGTGTCCAGGTCGACACTGACGCCCTTCAGGAAGTTCTCTCGAACCAGGCGCATGGCCTCGCGCCCGTGTTCGCCGTTCACGTCGAAGCAACCCCGAGCCATGATCGACCCATCGTCTTCACGCCACACATCGTGTAGGCGGCCGACCAGGACGGCATCTTCATGGCCCTCCTTGATCCGGGGCTGCCAGTTGAACTCCAGCCATGTGCCCGGTGCCACGGTGAGTGCGTTCGGCAGGAAGGCCCGGGAGTCTCCGGTCTCGATCCCCTCCACGGTGATGATCGCCTGGAACGATCCCTCGGGCCACGGCATCGGCTCGGGCTCGGGCTCGGGCATGTCCGGCAGGGGTTCCATGGCCACGTCCGGGACCGGCGCACCCAGGGGGATGTAGTAGTGGTCGTCGCCGAAGGCCACCAGGATGTTGTCGAAGGTGACCGGTCCCACCCGGTCGGCGAACTCCGACACGCGAGTCATGTCGTCCGTGTACGCCAGGGTGACGTGCGGGATCCAGGGCTCGTGCTGGGGCGGCGCCATGTGTTCGAGTTCGTAGTCCAATGCCTGGCGGGCGAACCCGTGCACATGCGACAGTTCCCCGCCCGAAAGGCCCATGACGACGCACGGGTCCCGGTCGGTCGCGTCACCGGGGTTGAACACGTTCACGGCGAACGCGTCCGCCGTGATCGGCCCGGTGAACGGGTGCGACATCATCCGCTCCCGGATGGACTCGCGCGCATTCTCCGAGTACAGATCGGCGTCGCCCAGGTACATCAGGGTCATGTGAAGCTGATCGATCGGTTCGCCCCCGTCGGCCACCAGACGCGCCGCGTCGGCGGCCGACGGGACCAGGGCGACCATGGCCCCGGTGTGGATCTCGGATGCTGCGGCCAACGACCCCTCGCCGCGACCGGCGCCGGGCCAACGGCCCGTGGCCTCGTGGTACAGGTTGGCGCAGAGGCCCTGGGGGTTGCCGGGGAACTTGGGACCCAGCGCGCGGACGCATCGGTCGAACGATCCCGGGGTACCCCATCGGATCTTGGCCGCTCCCTCTCCGGCCAGCCAATACGCCTTCAGCTTGGGCGGCATCGTGGACTGGAACGCCCCGTCCGCCGTCAGTTCCTCGAACGGTGGGAACGCGGGGTTGTCCGGCACCGGATCGGTCATCCATTCCTCCAGGGTGTCGGGCGGCCACTCCCCGGCGCGGGGCGACATCGGTCCGGCCCCCAGGTTCGACGCCCAATCGGGAGTCTGCTCCGTGGGCACCACGTGCGCCAAGTCGCATCGACAGTTGATCGTCTCGCCGGGCGGGCCGGTCGGATCCCCCGGGTAGAGCAGTGGGAATCCCCCGACGTCGAAGGTCTCCCGGATCGGAACCTCCTGGCCGTCGGCCTCCCGGTGGGTCGGACGCACCCGGTTGTCCTCGTTGGACACCCAACGCTTCGAGCCGTCCAAGCCGGAGAACAGCATCTCGGCAAGGGACGCGTTGTTCGCCGCCCGGGTCATCTCGGTGCGGGCGATGCGCTTGGCGCGCCACATGGCGTTGCCCACGACGCGCTGTACCCGTAGGGAGATCGCGTCGACGTCCTCACCCAGGCGCGCGCCCTCCTGGATCTGCGCCGCGACCTCGTCGAACAGCTCGTCCCCCAGGGTCGTGAGATTGCGCCAGACCACCTCCATGACCGGATCGGCGGCAGCCGGCGGCACCACCGGCATTCCCTCGGACACCAGAGTCCGCCAGTCGGGCGCGGCGCTCGGGCCCTCGCCGATGCGCGACCGCCAATCGGGAGGTTCGGCCACGGCCGGGATCGCCTGGTCTCGGACGGCCAGGACGGACCGACCGTAGACCGATCGGATCCGGTCGGCCAAGGCCGTGACCCTGCGCCCCCACAGGGTGCGCAGGGACGCCAGGTCGGCGGGGGCCGGCGGTCTCGGATTGCGCCGGAAGGCTTCCAGCCACCCGGCGGCCGTCATCGCGTCGGGGGTGCCCCCGAAACCCTCCGCCAGGGTGTCGACCAGGGCGGCCACGACGTCGGTGGCGAACCGTTCGGCGATCGCGTCCAGCTCGTCACGGGGAATCGCAACGATCGACAACAGCGTCATGGATCACGCGTCCTGGGCGAGGGGAGGCATGTCCGCGATCGTGTCCGGAATGATCAAGCCCGTGCCGGGGTCGTCCGACCCAGGAGAGATGGGACCGGCATCGGGTGTGGGAGACCCGTCGGTACCCGGCACGGGGGTTGAGGGGGTGCCGGTCAGCTCGTTGAGGGCGTCCGTGATCATCTGCCCGTTGTACGCCAGGCGAGTGAGGATCTGTTGCTTGGCCTCCTCCGGCGTGGGCGCGCTCTGGTCGTCGAACCCGGATGCCTCACGAAGCGCCGCGTCCGAGATGACCACGCGGTCGTGGAGTTGGGTGGCACGTTCACCCCGGTCGGGCTTCTGCTCCAGCTCCGACTTGTCGTACCACATGACGTAGGAGGTGCCGTCCTCCTCCTGGCTCTTGATCCCCATGGCCTCCAGGCCCGGGACCAGATATCCCTGGGTGAAGCCGGCGCAGAAGGTCTCCACGATCGGGCACAGGTGAATCTTGATCGCGGAGTCTTCGATCTGCCAGGCGCCCCAGTGGTTCACGCCGCCGACCCCGGTCAGGATCTCGGCAGGGACGTTGAGGGATCGGGCCAGGCGGGTGAGTGACTTGTCCCGGAGGTCGACGATCCGCTCGTCCAGGAGGCCGGCGAAGGTCAGGTGACGGATCGCGTCCGCGTACTGGCCCGGGACGGACAGCGGGATGGGGATCGCCGCCGACGCGGACCCGGGATTCTTGATCGCCTGGGACGCTACCTCGATCAACTGGGGGATGAGCGCGCTGGGGCCGTCGGCGTTCTGGGCGGTGCCGGCGAAACTCATCTCCTGTGGAAGGATCAGCAGGCCGTTGGATGCCAACCGACTGGTGAGGGTGGTGACGATCTGGCGGTTGATCAAGTCGATCTCGCCCAGGACACCGATGCAGGCGCGCGAGGGGGACCGGGCCAACCAGGGTCGACGCGGATCCTTGTTGTAGATCCTCAGGAGCAGGGTCTCCGACCCGTATCGCTCGTAGACCGACTCCGCCGTCTGGATCTCGAAGCCCCCACCGGGCGCCATGCGCACGACATCCGGGGCGTAGACGTCCCATGCCTGGACGGCGCCCTTCTGGCGACCGACGGCGTACGAGTCCCCGGGGACCTGGAGCAGGACCGTGGCGGTGCGGAGCAGTTCGGACTGACCACCCACTCCTCCGGCCAGGGCGTCCACCAAGTCGACGGCGGGGCCGGAGTCCAGGATCTCCGGCTCGTCCGATCCCGGCACCACCTTGGCGGCCTTCAGTCGCATACGCGAGATGGCCTGGGCTGCCCAGTCGATCGCGTAGGTGTACTCGCCGTCGGTCTCGTAGAAGCCCCAGGCGTCGTGCTGCCAGGCCGCCCGACGGATCAGATCGGTGGTCCCACGCTTCGTGTCCACCGGCATGGAAGCGGCCGTCAGGGCCGGAGTGTCGGGCGCGGTCTTGCGCCGTCGGGACCACCACGCCATGTCACTCCTCCGGGATGTGCGACTCCACCACCCCCGTCACGGCCGACGCGGTGAGGGCAACCGCCCAGGGCAAAGGTACCGTCGCAAAACGATCGACGACCAGGACGACCCCGACCGACACCCAGACGGACACGCACCAGGTGCACCGGACGAAGTATCCGATGATCTCCGGAGAGTGATCGATGATCCACTTGCGCGGGGCGTCGACCAACCGGCTATGAGTGATGACTCTGGTGACACAGAACGTGGCGCCGCAGACCACCGCCAGGACGTAGAGGATCACCGGACCCCCTGCGCCCACGCGTACACGTCGCCCGGGTTCGGGTTGTACCGGACTGCGGTGAACTCGAACCACCGGTCCAGCTCCGCCCCCAGCTCCTCCTGGGTGACGTTGCCGTACCACTCCCCCTCCGGCGGCACGTGTTCCCCGGACGCCCCGTGCGCGCCACGCCCGGTGGACGCGGCAGTGATGAACACGAGTTGCGGGCCCGCCGGGTCCAAGGCGGTCGACGCGGCGTAGATGATCCCCGGCCACTCCTGTACGTGCTCCAGGCATTCGGTCGACAGGACCACGTCCCACAATGCGGTGGGCGCCGTCCAGGTCGTGGCGTCCGCCACGATGTCCACACCGGGGCCCGGGCGGATGTCGAGACCGTGCCATGTCGTGTCGGGTCCGAACCACGCTCGCGCGGTGCCGTTGACGTCACGACCGCCGATGTCGAGTCCCAACAGCGTCCCGCCGTCCAAGCGCAAACCGGACGCCTCCACCATGGAGCCCACGGCCTGGTATGCCTCAAGATGCATTGTTCTCCCCTGCCTCCAGGTTGCTTCCGCTTGCCTCCAGACTTGGAGCAAGTGTGAAGCGATCACCACGGTTGGAATCCCCACTTGGCCACGAACGCGTATCGATCGCGGCCGGCCTGCTCCATCAGTTCCGGCCGCTCGTAGCTCTGCCGGTCCGGGTGACGGTGATCCCAGGTGGTGCCGTGCACCACCACCCGACCGCCGGCGGCGCACGCCTGTTGGGCCAGATCGTCATCGCCGTACCACCAGCGGAACCGCTCGTCCAGACGCAGGCCCGATTCGCCTCGGATCATGAAGGCGAAGCCGGCCATCCGGGTAGACAGGTCACGCAGGGTTCCCTGCGCCTCGTACACGTCCACCCGCTCCGAACCTCCGGGGCCGAACGCGTACGGCGAGGCGATCGCGGCGTGGTCGGCGCGCAGCGCGTTCTGGAGGCGGTTCACGAAGCCGTGGCCGGCTACGAAGTCGTCGTTCAGGATCAGGGTGTCCCAGCGGGTCGCACCGTTGAATCCCGCGAGTCCTTCGGATCGGTCGATTCCCAGGTTCCACAGCAACGACAGGTTGGGTGGCTGATCGTGGTCCGTAATCAGGCAGTCGATCCCGTCGGACGACCGTACCGGCGGATCACTCGCGTTGTCGATCACGATCACGTGGTGCACCTGGGGAGCAATCGCGGCGACGCAATCCCGCAGGTCGTCGGGCCTGTTGTGGGTGGCAATCACGGCGTGCACAGGGATCATGGATTCCCGCTCTCCTAGGTGTTGACAGTACTGCCGATACCCGATAGGCTCTGTCATGTCAGAACGGAACGGCGGGGACAAGGGAGCACATCATGAGCGGCATCACCGGAATGACCTTCGAAGAGATCCAGGCAGCGGTCACCGAGATGCACGACTCCTCCTACTCGAACGCCACCCTGGCCGTGATGCTGGCCGCAGAGGAGCGCGTGGACGCCCAGGACATGATCGACGCCGGGATTGACCGGGAGAGCCTGTGCGTCGCCCTGGTCGAGTACGGCATCGACTTGCACCGGATCAACATCCGCAAGTCCTGACGGACGACGAAGGCCACCGGCGGAGGTCACCCTCCACCGGTGGCCTTCGTGCTTCGCCCATACTCCGGCCATGGCTCCTCCTCTCCCGCGACCTGGCACGATCGTACCCGCTGTCGACACAGCAACTGGGTGTTGACAGATGACCGGTGATCATGATAGACTGTCAACACACCAACCCTGCGCCGGCTCTACCGAATGGTTGGTCAACGCCGGGAGAGAGCCCCGCACCCTGGTGGGTGCGGGGCTCTCGGGTCGGGGGCGGATCACATGCCCATGCCGAACCAGGGCTCCTGGACGCGGCCCGCGTTGTCGATGAACGTCGGCTTGTAGTCGGCAGGCAGGTAGATGATTCCGGAGGCGGCCGGCTTGGGGGCGGCGACCGGAGCGGCCGGGGCGATCGCGGCGCGGCCGGCCTCGGTGATCGCGTGGCGGTAGTCGCCTCCCGCGACCCTGACCAGGAGGCCCTTGCGGACCAGGGCCTTCAGCGTCCGGCAGTCGATCCCGGCGGTGCGTGCGTAGCAGTCGACCGGGCCGGCGGAGATGGTGGTGAGGGTCTTGACGGCGGCGGCGCTGAGGTTCTTCGACATGGTGTGCTCCTTTGTGGTCTTCCGTGTCCCTCTGACATGACAAACACTACCCGGTCTCGCCAGGACTGTCAACACCCAATCTCCGACGACTTTCCAACCACTCGGTAGAGCCGGCGCAGGGTTGATGTGTTGACAGTTTATCATGATCATCGGCTATCTGTCAACACCCCGACACGGCAAAGCCCCCGCCGGGTGGGCGGGGGCCTCACGGGCCGCGTGGGAGGTGCTACCCGAAGCTCAGGTCGTAGACCATGCCCAGGGTCACGCCGTCCTTCACCAGGGCCTCACAGACACCTTGGCGTCCGGTCTCGCTCCAGGACGACGACCCGGTCCGCCGGCGGAGGATCGCGTCCAGGGTGACGGTCGACCAGGACGACTCCGTCAGTTCGACGACCCGATCGGCGGTGGAGTCCCACTCACGGAGCGAGGCGACCGACCCGCCGTTGCCGATGGTCACGTCCGGGAAGGAGAGCCCTTCGATCCGCCTCACGGACACGCGGAAGGAGAAGCCCGCCTCGGAGGTCAGCTCCTCGATCCGGTCGGCGCAGTCGGCCACCACGCGCGCCGCGTGCGCCGAGTAGATCACGACCAGGGTGTACAGCCGCTCTCCGGCCCGGTTGTAGTGGCCGATGATCCCGAAGTCCTTGCGCGGGCCCCGGTTGGTCAGACCCATGCGCCGGAGGGCGCGGGTCACGGCGACCGTGGGGGTCTTGGCCGGGGGAGTCTTGGCGGTCATGGTGTGCTCCTTCGGGTGGGCGGGCCGCCGCCGGGGACGACCCGGCGGCGGGTCTGCGGGTGGGTCAGACGTTCAGTTCGCGGACGCGGTCGACTCCAGCTGGGACCGGGTCAGGCACCGGAGAACGTAGCCACCCTCCGCGTACCGGACCTCACGCACGTAGTCCACCCGCTCCGCCTCGTTCCGGGCGTCGGCCAGGGTCTTTCCGTAGACCCGGGTAACCTCGTTGCCGGCCCGGTCGATCACGGACCATACGTCGGTCGGCTCGTCCCGGACGACCGGGGCGGACAGGTCGCGGGCTGGCTTGACCCGCAGGCAGTTCTTGCACAGCCGGGCCCCGCCGCCCATGATGCGCTGGGCCGACTCCTCCGCGTCCAGCACCTTCGAGACGACGATCCCGCAGGAGGCGTGACGGTTGCCCTCGGAGTTGGTGTGCACGATCTTGAAGCCGGTGCGGGATACGGAGAACTGGAGGGCCTTCATGGTGTGCTCCTTCGTGTGGTGTTCCCTGCTGACATGACAAACACTACCCGGTCTTGCCAGGACTGTCAACACCCAATCTCCGACGACTTTCCAACCACTCGGTAGAGCCGGCGCAGGGTTGGTGTGTTGACAGTTTATCATGATCATCGGCTATCTGTCAACACCCCGACACGGCAAAGCCCCCGCCGGGTGGGCGGGGGCTCACAGGTCCGGTTCAGTCGCGGCGCAGTGCCGACGCGGAGCGCTCCCGGCGCAGTCGCTCGACCACCTTCGGGTCACGCAGCTCCGGCCGCCCGCAGTTCCACAGGGCCTTGTCCATGGCCTGCCATGCCACATACAAGGCCGGTCCCATGTACCCCTGGTCCTTCACCCGCTTGAGGTCGTCCACGGCCAGGGCCAGGGTCTCCGGGGTCATCTCGACACTCGTCACGGTGTGCTCCTTGTCGTGGGGTCTTGTCACGACAAGAGTGGACCCCGGACCGGTGTGTTGTCAACACCCAATCCGGGGTCCGGCGGACCTAGTGGTCCTTCTCCCTGTGCGCCGCTGCGGCGGCCTTCGCCGTGTCGGCGTCCACCGCCCGGCCGTTGCGTCGGCAGGGACGGCCGTCGTCCTTGAACAGGTGGCACAGCCAGTACCACGGTTGACCCTCGCCGCCCACCCGGGTCACGGAGAAGTTCTCCATCGTCAACCCTTCCTCAGGCACGTCGGGCACGTGACGTCCTCGTCGGTCACCACGTAGGTGGACGCGGCGTTCACACCGCGACCGCCACACAGGGGACGCACGGGGCCGTTCTTCCTGGCGACCAGGTGGACATGCGGAGTGTGTCCGCCGGCGCTCCTGGTCAGCTTGCATCGGATGTCCGACTTCATCGTTGTCTCCTCTCCAGGGACCGGCACGCCCTACAGGTGGCCGGCCCACGACACTTCTCGAATTTGTAACCCCCGGCGCTCGTCAGGTGCGGTACGCACAGCGGCGTCGGAGGGTCCTGCCCGGGGGCGGTCAGATGGACGCTCCGGTCGCTCCTGCCGACGGCGGACCGACAGTGGTCACCCCGCATCGGTCGTCGCCTGCGGGTGTACCGCGTGGCACTCCCGGCCGTTCAGCCGGTACCACTCGCATCCGGGGGCGAGGCCGACCGGGACCCAGGGCTTGGGGTCGGCGGTGAACCGGGGGCGGTGGACGACCTCGTATCCCTCGTAGGGGGCCAGGGAACAGACGATCGTCGCGCCCGCCGCCTGTGCCGCCCGAAGTTCCCTGGTGTATGCCCGCCTCATGAGTGCTCCCGGTCCGTCGTCGTTGCTGACACGACAGACGCTAGGCGAAGCCGGCCCACGTTGTCAACACCAGGATCCCCGGGATTTGGTGTTGACAGTATGAGGTGTATCGGCTAGCGTCTGTCGTGTCAGCAACGACGAGGACGAAGGAGCACACGATGCCCCCGAACAAGAAGCCGTGGTGGCTGGAGCCCAGCCGGGGTCCCCGACAGGCGTACGCCGCGCCGACCGCCGACGGCACGCCGATGATCCGGCAGAGCCTGCGGACGGCGGACGGTCGGGTCTGCTACCTGGAGATGACGCCGGCGGAGGCCGCCTTCCTGATCGCCGATCTGGACGAATCGATCAAGGCCATCGGATCGGGACTGTTCGGCACCGCGATCGAGTACCCCGAGCCACGGTTCTTCTGATGACCGACATCGCCGTATACCTGACCACCGACCAGGTCCGCCACATCGTGGCCGACATGGAACGTCGACAGGTCAGTGACCTGGACTCCCACGAGGACACCGACCGGTTGTACAAGCGGCTGTTCCGACACGTCCGCGAAGCGGACAAGGCGATCGAGCGGGGGCAGGCCCCCCGGCCGGACTGGTCGGCCGGATGGTGGCGCCGGGAGGAGGCGACCGGCGAGTACTTCTACACCGTCTACACGCCGGAGTGGAAGACCGGGAAAAGTCTCCTGACGGTCCTGGTCCGGATCAGTCCGGTCGGACGCAGCATCTGGTATGTCGATCTATACCCGACGGGGCGCCGCGTCGGCGAACCGATCCCGGAGGACGCGGACCACCTGCACCCGATCCACACCCTGGCGGCGGCCAAGAAGGCGGCGGCCACGGCGTGGCGGGAGAAGGCGGGCGAGTAGGTTCGAGCGGCCCGTCCTAGGTGTTGACAATAACCTGGGGTGGGCCGTATCCTGTCCATACAGCAACCGACCCCAAGGAGCACACCATGGCCGTCGAACCGAACACGTTCGCCACCCGGATCCACTCCGGGCTGGACGAGACCCGATACCGGACCACCCTCTACGTGGCCGTGTACCCGGGAGCCGATCTGTACCTTCCCGCCGACCGGTCCGCCTGGGAGGACCGGGAGGCGTCCCGGAAGAACATGAACCCCTGGTTGCTCGCGCACGGGTACCGCGTCGTCGGTCGGTGCACCGCAATCGACGGTGGATTCCGGTACGACCTGGAACGGGTCGAGTCGGCATGACCCACAAGGAGCACACCATGACCGACACGAACATCCCCGGCGTCCACGCCACCCTGGTCCACAACGGTGACCGGATAACGCCCAGGTGGCGAATGACCATCCACAGTGAGGCATATCTGGGCGCCGGCACGTATCTCCCGGCCGACCGGTCGCCCTGGTATCCGATCGCCACCGCGTCGGCCGACGGCCGGGCCTGGTTGGCGGAGCGCGGCTTCCGCATCGTCGGGACCGGCGACGTGATCACCGGTGGCTACCGGTACGACCTGGCCACGGTGCCGGCATGACACCGGTCGTGAGGTGGAACACCGACAAGCCCCACCGCTGTCCCGAGTGTCACGCGATCGCCGTGGCCGGCGGCCGGCCGTCGGAGTGGCGCGTGTACGCGTGCTGTCGGTGCGGGATCAGGTTCACCAGGCATCCCCGATTGGCCCGGTGGCTGCCCTTCACCCCCGACACGTGCGACTGCGACACCGTGTACGACGACTGATCGAGAACCCCGGCGCAGGCTGTGTGCCGGGGTTCTCGCGTGTCCGCTACCTGATGCCCCGGAGCAGGTCCGTGGAGAGCAGCTGGGACAGCGTGGAGGGCAGCGACATGGCGGTGTGCGGATCCCAGAAGGCCAGGAGAAGCGCGTCCGCGTGGTCGGGGCTGACGCCCAGGCGTCGGATGACGTCCGCCTTGGGCTCGATCTTGATCTTCCCCTTGTTGTCCAGGATCACGTACTCCGGGGCGGTCAACTCGTTGATCACGTCGTCGTCGCACGCGCCCAGGTCCCAGTGCTGCAACCGGCTGTTCTCCCGGCCGACCTCCCACCACACCCTGGCACGCAGGTTCAGGTAGCGATCCTCAAAGCCCTCCCCGGGACCGGCCCCGAAGTTGACCGGGACGACCTCCACACCGTCGGCCGCCAGGGCGCCCTTCAGGGAGCCGTACACGCCCCACCCGACGCCGATCGAGTCGACCTTGACCTTCCGGACCCCCCAGGACTTCAAGGCCTCCAGAACGGCCGCAACCGTCCGCATCGGGTCGGGGTCCACGAACTCCACCACCCGGCCGGCCTTGGCCCCGCGACGCTCGCGCACGATGGTGCGGTCCCCACCGGCGGCGACGTCGACGCCGGCCTGATGGGGATGGCCGTCCGGCAGGTCCAGGTAGCGGCACGCCGTGGCCAGGTCGTGCGGCACGACGGCGAACTGGGAGCCCTGGGTGGGGAACCGGCCCAGGCACTTGGCCTGGAACAGCGCAGATCTCTCGCCCCAACGGCGACGGCGATCCTCCACCCAATCCGGTTGGATGAGCGAGGACAGGACGTCCGGCGGTACGTCCTCCCCGGTCCAGGCCGGGGTGTCCATGTATCCGATGCGGATCACGTTCCAGCCGGAGCCGGCCTTGCAGATGTCGGCGAACTCACCGGTGGGTTGGTCCGGGTTGCCGATGGCCAGGACGCGGACGTGGGCGCCACCGGCAACCAGGGTGGACAGGGCGTCCCAGATCTCCAGGCTCACGCCCGACGCCTCGTCCACGACGATCAGGAACCGGGGCGCGTGGTAGCCGGACAGGTTGGTCGGATCGTGATCGGCGGGCTTGCGACCCAGGGCGACCAGCTCACCGTCGATGTACCACTCCGTCAGGTTGACCCGTCCGCGCAGCTTCCCCCGCTTGTGCATGCGATTGATGTACCGCCAGAGGATGCCCTTCACCTGGGCTCCGGTGGGAGCGGTGGTGAGCACGAAGGCGTCCCCCGGGCGGTGCACGTCCAGCCACCAGCAGACCACGGTGGCAGCCACGTGGCTCTTGCCGGTGGAGTGGCAGGACGGGACGGCGGTCCTGGGGTTGTCCCGCACGGACGTCACGATGGCCCTCTGACGCTCCCACAGGACCGTATCCAGCTTGTCCCGGGCCCAGAGGACCGGGTCCCTCAGATAGTCGATCTCAGGGGCGTCCAGGACCTCCGCCGCGTCCTGGAGGAACGACCGGGCCAGACGATCGGTCACTCGACCCGGTCCCCGGTCCGGCCGTCCCAGGAGGTCGGCCAGTCGTACGGGTCCAGTTTCTCGTCCGGGTCGGACCAGGTCACGTCCACGTGCTCGAACACGAACTCCTCGCACCGGGAGGTCGCCCACCCCCGGCGGCCTTCGTCGGACAGGCCGGGCCAGTCCGCCGGGGTGTCCACGGTACGGGTCCGCTCACGGCCTCCGATGTCCAGGGTGATCAGGATCCGCCGCATGTCCGCCGGGTACTCGCTCACGTGCCCTCCTGGTTCCGGGGTGTATCGACAGCCTATCGGACACGGTCCGTCACAGGCAGGGTGCCCACGCGACAGGGTGGCACGGCCGGTCGGTCACCGGGCCGGCAGGGGGCGGCGGATCGGCGGCGACCGTCTGTGACACCCCTCCAGGTGCGTCTCTTTGTCCCAATAGTTCCCCTGGTTTCCGAAAGCCCTCTACGTGGTCCTATTACGCCCTGGTTCGCCAGGATTGCCTGGGGCAAATCACCCGCTAGCCAGGGTAGACAGGGTCTCCAGTTAACCCAGTAACCCCCGCGAGGCTAGCTGGTTAACCGGAGACCCTGTCTACCCTGGCTAAGTTAACAGTGGTCTACGGAAGGTTACCAACCACACTGTCGTCTATGGTTACGCTGCGTAGAACTTCGGCCGCCGCCAACCGGCCCCGGGACCTCGGCTCGCCGGTTGCCTGCGCCGCGTCCAAGGCGGCGACCACCGCCCGGACCACGATCTCCGCCTGGGCCGACCGGATGGCCACCAGACGCTCGTCGATCCCCAGGCGGGCGATCTTCTCCAGCGCGTTCGACGTGTCCACCAGAGCCCTGGTGTACACCGCCACCTCCGCCCGCAGCTGCTCCCCCGTCGTGCCGGTCGAGTAGCGGACGTGTTCCAACCGGCTCACCAGGTCTCCCATGACCTCCGTGAACCTGATCATTCGGGAGGCCATCCTCTCCAGCTCGACCAGGGGGTTGCCCAGGGGATCGGCCGGCTCCCCGATCTCCGCCAGGGTCCGCCTGGCCGCCGCCTCCACCTCCCGTTCCCGGGCCTTCCGGGCGACCGTCGGCGTGCTCCCGCCGTGGTAATGGCACACCGTGGCCATGCCCTTCCGGGGCTGCCCGCACCGCTCCCCGGTCTGCCTGCTGGTCGCCGTGCACCGACGTTCGTCGGCCAGGACCCTGCTACCCATGTCCGCTCCACTCCCCGCATCGGCCCATGACGTGACACCGCCATGATCCACCCTGGTCGGCGGCCATGCGAAAGGCCCGGCGGAACGTGTCCGCCGGGCCCTGTTCGGGAGGTCAATCCATGGCGATCCCGAGTCGGCACAATGCGTCCCGCGCTCGCTCCAGGTCGTACCGGACCACGGCGATCGCCTGGGCCCACTCCAGGGCGGAGTGCCGGCCGATGTGGGTCTCCAGGGCCAGGTGTGCCGACTTGTGCCTGTCCGGCAGGACCGACCCGGGTTGCAGGTGCTCCCAGGGGCACCCGCCGATCGGGCACCGGTGCGTCGTCGACCCGTCGGCCGGATCGACCGTCACCGGGTGGGGGATGCGGGTCATCGGTGGGCCGGCTCGTACGCGTCGTCCAGGTACACGCGGCCGTGTACCGGACACTCGGCGATCACGGACCCGTCTCGATCCGTCAGGCGATAGGCCACGGCCTCCGGATCCGATCGACCGAACCGGGCCCGATCGAACGCCGTCGGGTCGTCACTCGTCACGAGGCACCCCCAGGTATCGCCGGATGGCCGTGAAGGCGTCGTGCGAGTCGTCGAACGTGTCCAGGCGGCGACCCGGGTAGCGGTCCTCCCCGTCCACGACGCAGGCGTCCCATCGGCCGTCGGTCGACTCGATCACGGCTCCCAGGATTTGCCCCACCGTGCGGTACGGGTTGGCCGGGTTCAGGCGGTATACGTGCTTGGCCACGGCGGTGACCGGGGAGTTGATCATGAGATGACCCTCCGCCTCCCATCCACCGTGGTCAAACCTCTGCCGGACCCGGTCGTGAGGGACGGCGGACACGGTGACCGTGATCCCGTGGGGCAACTCGTCCTCCAGGGACCGGGACACCCAATCCCGTACGGCGACCGGGTCACGGCTGTCCACGCCGATGTCCGTCCACTCGGTGATGTCGCCCAGGGCGACCCGGAACGTGCACTCCGCCCACATGGGGCCTTCCTCGGCACTCATGTCCGCTCCCCCTCGTTCACCGCGAACTCCGCCTCGTCCAGGGTCGCGAACGGACCCGAACGCCCCCGCCCCCTCACGTACGCCGTGTAGCACCGGCTCGGGTTCGCGCCCGCCTTCCGCACTTCCCGGATCGTCCCGACGCGAGTGTGCCCCCGCCACACCGGCCACACCGTGTCGCCCTCGTCGTCGACCTCCATCGCGCCCATGACGAGGGATTCCGAGATCTTCCGGACCGGCTCCCGGTCGTCCCGGTGAGCCACCATGATCAGCGCGTTGTGCCGGTCCCGGGCGACCCCCAGGCAACCGTGTAGGGAATGCGCCGAGAAGTCGTCCCGACGGCGGATCACGTATCCGATGCACTCGGATTCCCCCGGGTCCTGGACCCGGATCACCGGCCATTGCACGGAACCCATGTCGCTGGTGGTCGGTTCGGCCAGGTAGTACCCCGGCCGACCCTGCGGGTCGACGTCCGGGATCCGGGAGGCCGGGGTCTCGCGGAACGGCGCCTCCGCGTGAGCAGCCCACCAGGCGGCCGGCATCGGAAGCCGACCTTCGTCGCCGGGCAGGACGGACCTCCATCCCTCCACGATCGCTCCGCATACGGTCGACAGTCGGGCCAGGCTCTCCGCCAACGCTGCCCCCTGGAGACGTGCCGCCTCCGTTGCCCTGGTCAACTCGTACTCGTCGTTGTTCACCACTCCTCCTTCTCGATCTCGATCCAGCCCCGGCGGATCGCCAGGGCCAACAGGTGGGTCCGGTTGGCCGCCCCGGCCTTGACCAGGAGCCGCTGGACGCGACTCGCCACGGTGGACAGGGGGCTCCCGGTCGCCCTGGCGATCTGCTTGTCCGACATCCCGTCCACCAGACACTCCAGGAGCCGGCGCTCGACATCGGTCGGTCGGGGCCTCGGGAGCGGCCTCACGGTCGCTCCATGCCGTGCACGGCCCGGCGCTCGATGATCGCCGTGACGTCGCACTCGTCGCTGTGCAGCGTCCACCGGACGTCGCCGTCCCGGACGGCGCCGACGAACCGGGACACGCCCAGCAGGCGCCGGGTGGCGCGGAGCGCCGACACCAGGTCGGTGTACAGCCTGTTCGCCTCGTACTCGTCGTACGTGTCGTCCTCCACCCAGGCATGCCACACGCCCCGGCGGATCGACCACACCTCGCCCCGGGACGCCTCCCGGAGCCGCTGCCGGGCCGCCCGCCGGGCACGCATGCGCTCCAGGAGCTGGGCGTCGGTCGGCCGCCGGTAGTCGTGCGTGCCCGGTTGTACGGTCGACCAGGCGCCCTCGGCGTGGGCTCCCCGGGAGCACCCGGGCCACCCGCACTGGTCCATGGGCGTCTCGTTCCAGGTGACCTCGTACATCCGCGTCTCCGGGACGTACCGCCGGGTGTACCCGGGCCACCAGCCGACCGATCCGACGAACCTGTCCCTGCGCTCCCGGCGGATCCGGTCGTCGGCGTCGCATTCGTACGTGTGTCCGGATACGTATACGTCCCCGGCCTTCCGATGCAGGTGCGGCGGCGTACCGCACCAGTCGCAGTGTCCTTTGCGGCTGATCACGTGATCACCTCCAGGTCGCACGCCGCGATGTGTCCCTCGTCGGATCCGTCCCACCGGACCCGATACCAGGGGCCGGCCGTCGGGTCGCCCCACGTCGGCGGCGAGCACGCCGCGACCACCGTCCCCTCCTGCTCCGGCCGGAGTCGGAACCTCACCCGGGTCCCGGCGGTGAACACGCTCACTTCGCCGCCTCCAGCTCTCCGGCGCTGTAGCCGGGAATTGTGGTCCCGTCGTCCCACCGGACGGCGTGTCGTACCGGCACGGCCGTCCGGTTCACCAGGACCACGGTGCCGACCTTCGACCCCTCGGGGTCCGCCCCGTACAGGCGGACCCTGGCCCCCTCGTCGAACTCGCTCACGCCAACTCTCCGATCTTGTCCAGGTAGGTGAGCCCCTTGCGGTCCGGCGTGACCCAGGCCGCCTCCATGAAGGCCGCGTCCGGGTAGACGTGCTCCGGGTGCGCCCCGCCGCCGGACACGGTGTACACCGCGACCGGACGGTAGCCGGCCTCCCGCGCCAGGCGGGCCGTCAGCCGGCCCACCGCCGAGCCCCACCGGGCGATGTCCGGACCGGACACGCCGCGCGCCCACATCCAGGCGGCGACGGTCAGCCGGGCCACCAGCGGGCGACGCGCCCATTCCCCGGCCGGGCGACGCCGCCGCGACCGGCGGATCAGCTCCCCGCCCAGGGCGGCCATCCGGCGGACGAGGTTCGCGACCTTCATGGTGTGCTCCTTGTGTGCGTCTGTCTTGACACCTGAATCATGTCAACACCAGGAGGATCTGTCAACACCCTTGCCCGGACACACGGAAGGGCCCGACACGTTGCCGCGTCGGGCCCTTCCGCCAAGCCGTGTTGCCTCGTCACCCCTCCGGGGCGGCCTCCACCTTCTCCCCCAGGACGTACCAACCGGACCATTCGCCCCGGTGCCGGTCGTCCCACCGAACCCGGACGTCCCGCTCGTTGAGGATCTCGATCACCGTCCCCCGGTGGAACAGGTCACCGCCCTCCGTCCACCTCACCCGGGCGCCGATCCGGTGGCCCGGTACACCACTCGGCGGCGCGCTGCGTCGTGCCTGGATCCACTTCATGTCGTCTCTCCCTTCACCTGGACGGCCGTCTCGATCGACAGCCGGCCGTCGAACCTGTCGATCTCCCACTCGTCACCCAGTTCGAGATTCTGTGAGTACTTTTCTCCCCCGGAACATTGGTGGCACAGGGAAGGGGTGTCCGGGTTCGAGTCCCAGAAAGCTTCCGCGATCTTCTCCGGGTCGGTCTCGTCGGTCTCGAAGTCGATCGCCGTTCCGGCGTGCGTCGTCAGGGTGACCGTGTACTTCACGACGGACCGTCCACTTCGCGGCGCATCGGGTATCCGATCTCGTCGCCCTGGGCCAGACGTTCGTGGTCGATGTCGACCAGGCCCAACTCCAGGAGATGGAGCAGGGCGGTCCGGAGGTATCCCCGGTTGGCTTCGGCGGGGGTCATGGGGTTGCGGACGGGTCCGTCCGGCCCCAGATGCCAGAAGTCGGCCGCGAGCGAGGCGACCCGGATCAGCTGTTTCACTTCGCCCATGATCGGTTGCCCGACATGGGGGATGATCGGCCAGTGGCCGAACGGTGCGTCGGGCGCGTCCAGTGCCGGCTTGTCGGTCACGACCTCTCCTTCCCGGTCCACTCGTCCCCCAGGAACTCGTACGCCTGGGTCGGGGTCGTCTCGCCGGAGGCGATGTCCCGGATCGCTTTGGACAAATGCCATTCGTCCCCGCACAACGAGTCGCCGAGGGCGTCGGCGATCGACTCGATCGCCGCCATCCGGTTTTCGGGGGCCGACCAGTCGTCCGTGTATCGGACGCCCGGGTGGTTGGTCACGGTGACCGGCTCTATCCAGGCGTCCACCAGTGCCCACGACACGCCGGGCATCGGCCGGTCTCCCCCGGACGGTCGGGAGGTCGGGTGATTGCGCCACCAGGTCACCCGCTGCCGGGCGGGGCCGACCGTGTCGTACAGACCGGCGTACGCCTTCCGGCTCTCCCCGTCGACCAGGTACTCCCCGACCGCCCGGTAGACCGTGGTCTCGGCGACGTCGGTCAGTCCGATCGACCTGGTCATCGGAACCCCTCCCCGGTGAACGTCTCGACCCAGGCCAGGAAGACGTCCAGTGACCTCTGTTGCCTCTCCTCGGTGACGCCCACCAGACGGGCCACCACGTGGAGACCGTCCTCTTTCAGGATCACCAGGTATCGACCCTTGCGGCCGGGCACCGTGGAGATCATCAGCCCTTCCCTCACGATCCGCCCTCCCATTCGCTCACCAGGGGTCGCACGTCGGCGGCCACCCAGGACACGCCGTCCACGACGACCCGCATCGGTACGCCGGCCTCCATCCGGTCCACGGTCCCCAGGCCACCGTTCGGCGTGACGACCCGGTCGCCCGGGTTGAAGGTGTTCACGATCCCGCCTCCTTCCGGTCCAGGGCGTCGGTCACCATGCCGGCGCACGGGGAGCACAGGCTCAGGCGCAACCCCAGGCCGCGCCAACGGTGGGAAGCGGCCGGGTCCCCCGGCACCTCCACCATCGTCCACAGGCCCTCACCGACCCGGTTGGAGCAGAGCAGGTTGCCACAGCGGTCTCCCGGCATGGGGAGGTTCGTCACGGTGATCACGGCTCCATTCCCAATCGGATCAATGTGCAGCGCACACACGTCCAGGTCGGGTCGTCCGCGCACTCGCATCGGATCCGACACCCCCAGCACTCGGCGTCGGTCCCGGCCAGGTGCGGCCGGAGCAGGTGGTCACGTCCCATCGTTCTCGTCCTCCTTGTCGATCGGGGCGCACACGATGCACTCGTCGGCCGGCCTGGTGAGGCCGTCGACGCACTCGCACGCCGGAGCCACGTAGCACCCCTCGGGACGGCCCCACAGGTCCTGCTCCGCCAGATGCTCCGTGTCGTACAGACCGGCCCAGTACTCGTTGTCGTTCTCCGTGAAGATCGCGTACATCGTGTGCTCCCCTTCCAGCTGTCTTGACAACATCCTGGTGGATTCGGTCGGACATGTCAACACCCGCGCCGAGCCATCCGGCGCGGGTGTCGGTCGATCAGTCGATCAGGCGGGCCGTGACGATCGACCCCGCCGGGAACGCCAGGGAGGTCTTGCCGAACCACCCCCGCCGGACGTAACCCTCCGCCACCTTGTCCAGGCACTGCGGGTCCCATACCGGGATGGTCACGCCGGACCGGTCGCGCCGTGCCACCAGCACGGTGTCGAGGAGTTCCCGGTTGCCGGGGTTGACGCAGATCGACCGGGTTCCGCCGCCCTCCCGGACGATCACCTCCAGGATGCTCATGCCCGATCCCCGAAGAAGTCGACGGTCACGTCCACGCCGAACCGGTTGGTCACCTTCACCAGGTCGACCTTCCCGGCCTTCAGGCGCGCGCACAGGTCGACCGCCATGTCCCGGGTCTCTTCCCTGGCCATGTTCTTGTAGGTCACGTTCCGCCCGGTGGCCACGTCCCGATAGGTCAGGTCGTACCACGGCTTGGTTCCGAACCCCATCACGCCCTCCCGGAGGAGGAGCGCGGACGCGGCCAGGTGCGACCGGGGATCAACTGCCCGGTGATGTTGTGCCGGACCCCGGTGTCCGGGTCCACCCGGTGGATCGACACCGACCGGATCCGTTCGGCGGCCACGGCCTCCTTGACCCGGGTCACCGCAGCGTCCAGGCCTCCGGGGGTAGTCGAGAAGTCCACGGTGGCGCCCCCGGTCGCCGTGTCCCGGTAGTGGAAGTGGTAGCTGTACATGTTCGTCCCCTCGTCGGGTGGCTGTTGACACGACAGACGCTAGGCCGCCGGGTCCTGGTTGTCAACACCGGATACGTGTTGACAATTCGGTGATCATGACTCAGGGTGGTGTCACGACAACTCACCCCTGGAGGCGACATGACGAAGGCACAGAAGGAAGACCTGTTGCGCCGGCAACGCGAGACCCGGGAGGACGACGCCCTGGCGGCGGCGGCCGACGCGGCGTTGCGCAGGCTGAGGGGCGAGGCGTGAACCGCTTCACGATCCTCACGGTCTCCGTGCACGTGAAGGGTGGCACCCATCGGGCGTCCCTGGATTCCGTGTTCCGCAACCTCCCGAAGGGCACCACGGACTACCAGCTCTTCGTAATGGCCGTCGAAGCCCTGGTGAGCCAACACGGGGATGTCTACGCGAACCCCAACACCCGACTGATCGACTTCTTCCACATCGGGAGCGCATGATGACCCACGACCCCAACCGCGTGTGGTACTTCAACGTGACGATCACCACCCCCGAGGGCACTCGGAAGATGGATGGGACCATGACGGAGGGACGTTGCAAGACCCGGATGGACCTGGCCAACGCCATCCGGGATGCCCTGGGGCTCGACCGGATGCCCAAGCCGGCGAGCCTGACCGTCAACCACCTGGAGGCGAACGAACTGTGAGTCGCAAGCCCATGATCATCGGCAAGGGCAGTACCGAGCCCGTGAACGTGGCGACGGGGTTGACCCCGACGGAGACGGCGTGGGCGACCCAGACCCGCAAGCACCTGGACGAGTTGAATCGTCTGCTCACCGAGCGCGGGACCAACCTGCGCTTCACGGTGGACCGAAAGTACGTCTGATGGCGACCAACGGGCAGTTGCGTCGGGCCGTGAGGCACGCCCGGCGCAACGGTTGGCGAGTCGGCCACACGGCGGACACGATGTTCCGGACCTGGCCCACCGGTGGATGGGTCAGGGCGATCCAGGTCGAGTGGGACGTCCCCCGGCGGCACGTCCGGTGGATCCGGGAGCTGGACATGACGGACGGTCGCAAGGTCTCCGTCCGCCGAGCGATCCAGGTCCTGAACGCCGAGTACGACAACCTGGGTCAACCGATCGCGTGACAACGCGACAAGCCCCCGGATCCTGGTGGATCCGGGGGCTTGTCGCGTGCTCGCGTGACAGCGTGACATCCCAGCTCACGAGCCGTGACAACCACCGTGACAGGGGCGTGACAGGAACGGTTGTCACGATGGCTGTCACGGCCTTGTCACGGCCTCCCAGAGGCCGTCCGTTCTGGACACGCACCCCTGGTCCGCCAGGCGCTTGAGGACCGTCCTGACGGATCCCTGGGGCACTCCGGTGGCGACCGACACGGACACGGCGGAGGCCGGTCCGTGCTCCTCCAGCCACCCCAGGACGGTGTCCGCCTGGGTGATCGGGGCGGCGGCCGGGACCAGGGACAGATGCCGGCCGCCGTCCCGCTGGGCCGGTATGAACGCCGTCGGAACACCGTCGGAACACCGTCGGGCCCACGCCGCCAGGGTCGCCTTGTCCATGTACGGCACTCGGCGCATGACCGGTTCCCGCTGGTCCTCCGACCGGACCAGGACGTGACCCCGGCCGGGCATCATGTGGGGCTGCCAGACCTTGGCCTGGCGCTCCCCGAAGATCTTCTCCGCCTCCGCCGAGTTGTCCACGCGGCCGGCCACCCGGGTGCCGAACTGGGACCTGGGGCCGCCTCCGGACGGAGCCTTCTCCGACTTGAACAGCGCCGCGTCCAGGGTCTGTGTCGCGAGCATCAGGGTCTGCCCGAGCGACCTGGACTTGCGAGCCATCTCCACGATGAACTCCATGGTGTCGGTGCCGCCGAAGTCCGTGAACTCGTCCACGATGACCACCTCCCAGGGCTCCTCCTCCGTCGGCTCCCAGTGGTCCGGTGGCGGGTCGCCCACCGGATTCCTGGTGTACGCGTCGGCGGCGGCGCGGACCAGGTCGCCCCGGCGCTTCATCGTGGCCAGGTGTTCGGACATCACCGCGTCCGCGTCCTCCGGATCGACCATCCGGACGCGGCTGTTGCGCAGCATGCCCAGGAGGGCGTCGCCCTTGGGGTCGATCACCGTGATCCTCAGGTTCCGCCGGGGCAACAGGTCGGCGATGAAGTCGGCCAGGAACACCGACTTTCCCGCGCCCGTGGCGCCCCCCATGATCACGTGACCTCCCACCAGGGGGACGACCACGCCGCCTCCGACGTCGACGGGGTCACAGGTGTCCGGCGTCCGGAGCGGAGGCTCCCAGGTGACCTCCGGAAGCTCCTCCCACACGTCTTCCGGAGTCTTCCGGAGGTCTTCCGGCGAGTCTCCGGAGGCGTCCGGAAGGCCTCCGGAAGCCTTCGCCAGGCGCGCTCGCTCCAGGTCCAGCCTCGCCCGCTCCAGCGGCGTGCCGAGGGTCCGCCACCGGACCACCGCTCCGGCGGCCACCGAGGCGGCCGTGAGGAAGACGCCCAGGAGGACGCGCCCCGGCGTGGGAGCGTCGGACCAGCACGCCCAGGCCGTCCAGGATCCCCAGGCCACGCCGCCGAGACCGGCCAGGGAGACCGCCGTGGGCGCCTCCCCGGTCCGCAGGGAGAAGGGCACCGCGCCGAGGCCGGCGGTCGCCATGGCGACGCCGGCCAAGCCGTACTCGGACCCGGCTCCCAGGGCGTCGGCGGCCCAGGGAGCTGCGGTGAGGAAAGCCCCCGCGATCGCGGGGGCTTTCACCTCGGGACACGGCGGGCTCACCGCTCCGACCCTTCCGACCTGGCGGCGTTGATCGCCTTGGCCCGTCGGATGTAGTCGCGACCGGTCCGGTCGGACACGCCGTACAAGGCGGCCACGGTCTCACCGGTGATCCGCTCACCCTTCCGGAGGGCTTCCGCCACGGCCTCCGCACGCTCCGCCGGAGACTCCGGCAGCCTTCCGGCAGCTTCCGGAGAGTCCTCCGAGATCGCCGATCCGCCGATCTTCCGGATCGTCTCGGACCGCGCCTTTGCCCACTCCATGGCGACTTCCGGATCCTCCGGCATGCCTCCGGAAGCTTCCGAGAAGGTTGCCGGAGTGAGCCTCCGGACGGCTTCCGAGATCGTCTCGCGGTGCCCGGCCTCCAGCTCGTCGGCCAGGGCGGCGGCCTTCCGAGCCACGCCCTCCGGCGACATGCCGGGGGCCTCCGGAAGGAGGGTCACCTCACCGGAAGGCCACACCAGGGATCCTCCGGAAGGCTCCGGAAGCTCTGCCGGAAGGTCGCCGGAAGCTGCCGGAAGGCTGCCGGTGTGGAGCTTGACCCACACGCCGTCCTTGTACCGGCTCCACATGGCCCTGGGGAACAGGGTCGCCGTCACCAGGGTCAGCACGTTGTGCCGCATGGCAAACGCGACTTCGAACACCACCGGGGCCGCACCCAGGAGGAGCGCCACCAGGTCGCCGCCGATCTGTCGACCGTGCATGTAGTTCACGTAGGCGCTCCCCGCCACGGCGGCGAGCATGAGCACCTGGGCGCCCACGGCCCGGTGGGGCTCGTGTCGGCGGATGTAGACCATGAGGCCGGCCATGAAGGCCAGGAGGTCGTACACGCCGACTCCGAGGCCGGCCAGGTACCACGGCATGCCACCCTCCTCGTGGAGGAGGGTGGCGATCGACCATCCCGATACGGCGGTGCCGACCACGCCGAGTACACCCAGGAGGTTGTCGTAGATCTTGAGCGCCGGCTCCCGGGCCGACGGGGTCCTGGTCGGAAGCTCCGGCACGACAACGGTTCGAACACTTGCTCGGCGGGTAGTCTCGGATCGCACGGTCGTCCCTCCAGGGGGCACAGGGAGCCGCGTCCGGGTAGGGGGCGCGGCTCCGTCTCGTTCACGGATTGGCCACCCTACACTCTTGTCAACAGCCTGTCATCACAGAAGCCTCCGGAAGTCGGCACGACTTCCGGAGGCTTCCGGCGCACGGGATCACAGTTGGACGTAGAGCTTCCCTCCCCACACCCCCACGCGCCCCCGGTGCGCTCTGCACTCCCTGGCGACCGGGCATTCCATGCAGACGGTGAGCACCCGATCGATGGCCGCGCGGTCCTCGGCGGTATCCGGGAAGAAACGATCCGGGTCCGGGTCCGACCGGCACGCCGCCCGGTGCTCCCACCGCCGGGCCGTCTCCGCCGGGTCGGCCTCCCGCAGCTCCCGGTGGAGCGGATCGACCCGGGCGGTGACCACCGGTTCGTCAGGATTGTGCTCCGCCTGGATCTTCAGGCGACGCCAGGTGTCCAGGGAGAACCCGAACTCACGAGCCATGTCGACGTTGGTCAGACCCAGGCGGCGCTGCCGGGAGATCGAGTCCCGGATCACCCGGTCGATCCGGTCGCGGCACGCCGCGCACACCTGGGCGGAACCGGGTCGGACCAGTGCCTTCCTGGGGCACCACTTGCACGTGGACGTGCCACCCTTCCTACCCGTCATCGGGATCCTCTCCCTCCTCCTGATCGCCGTCCGACAGGTCGATGATCCGGAACACCAGTCGACCGTGCGGGGTGGCCCTCTCCGTCGTCACGCCTCGAATGTCGGGTCCGACCACGTGAAGGACGCTGTCGTCCGGCCACAGGCACGCGTCCGTGAACCCGTCCACACACGCCTTGGCGGAGGGATACCAGTTGCTCGGGTCCCAGCGGTAGCCTCCTATGGACCGGGTCACGTAGCAGATCACCCGGGCACGGGCCAGGGTGGGTATCCCTTCGGCCGCCTCTTTGGCGGCCTCGCGCAGCGCCTTTCGCCGAGGACCCCTCACCCGGTAGTGCATCCTCTTCTCGTCATTGATGTTGATCAATGGCAAGGACGGGATCTCCACCCGATACCACGGTCGACCCGGACGAATCACCGGTCCACCAGTCGTCCGGCCGCCGCCGCTACCAGGGCGACGCCCAGGACGCCCAGGCACAGCAGACCGATCAGGTGGACGAAGGTCCAGAAGTACACCATGATCATCACTTCCTCCGCCCCATCACCGCAACGATCACGACGAGGATCAATCCGACCCAGGTCATGGCCGTGACCCCCATGGCGAAACTCGTCCAGTCCATCTCAGATCTCCCTTCCGTCTCGGTAGGTACTGTCGAAGCCGCGCGGCGGGCGGCCACGAAGGACGATGTCCTCCGCCTCTATGAGGCAGGCCCACGCCACGGCGGCGTAGTCAGCCTCGCGGTGGTAGCCGTCGTCCGTGTAGCCGGCCAGGACGCCACGGCGCGACGGGTTGTCGGGCAGGGCGTCGGCCATGGCCAAGGCCGCTTCGCGTCTTCCGGGGTCCATGTGATCCATATCCGCATCCTTCCTGGTCGGAGGCTTTTCTTGTCTTGACACTAGGGCTACCCTGGTACGGTGTCAACACCTACGAACATCGGGAGAACCCCCATGGACACCATCGACCAGGCCGTCACGCGGGCGCGAGAGGCGGCAGCCGACCTTGCCCGGCACCCCAACAACAAGCCACGGATCCAGGCGCGCACGATGAGCCTGGTGGCTCTGGTGAGGGCCTTCCAGGACGCGGGTCACGTCGGCAGCGCGCAGACCCAGGCGGCCGACGCCCTGGGCGTGGACAGGCAGCTGATCCACCGTCACATCGTGCGCGCCGTCGACCGTGGATGGGCGGAGTGGAGCGAACACCTGGGCGAGCGGAAGATCTCCCCCGTCGTCCCGGCACCGGAGATCCAGGGGATCTTTTCCGACGTCGTGGACATGGAGACCATCGGGCCGCCGGCGGCGACGCTCCCGCCGTTCACCTTCCCCCAGGAGTCGACCATCGTCTGAGGGAACGACGAAGCCCGCACCCCCGGCAAGGGGTGCGGGCTTCGGTGCGCGTAGCCGTGGTTGGCGGACCGGCATCGCGCGGCCGGCGCGTCGGACTCGCCCTCCCGACGGCCGTGGTCTCATTCCCGGAAGGTGCCGGCCGCCGTGGTCACCGGCTCTCCGGAGTCCAGGGCCTGGCGGTGGGCGACACACAGGGCGAGGGTGGTCTTGTGCCCCCGGTTGTCGCGGCCGATCCTCCACGCCGCTACGGGGCTCACACACCCGGTCGCGTCACACACGGTGTACCCCTTCCAGGAGAAGACCCCCGGCGCACCGTGCGCCGGGGGTCGTGGTCCAACGGTTACTCGGGGACGGCGAACGGGTCGTCGTCCTGGACCTTGCGCCCGGCCTTGACGGCCGACTTGGCCGGGGCGACCCGGGAAGCCGGGTCGGCGCCGGTCTCGGCGTACTGGGCGGGGGTCTTGTAGACCACGTGCCAACCCCACGGAGGGTTGCCGCCCTTGTAGGCGGGCTTTCCGTTCTCCACCCGGGTGACGCGCCACCAGGCGCCCAGCTCGGGCTTCTTGGCCCCGGAAGCCAGGACTGCGGAACGGAAGGCGGACGTCAGAGCCTTCTTGTTCATCCTGATCTCCCGGCGGCCGTCGTCCCCGTCGTCCTCCCATTCCTCGTCGTCCTGGTCCGTCTGGAAGATGACGCACATCTCCATCAGGGGCGAGTCGTTGGGGATCTTCGTAGGCTTCCGGTCGTCGCCCCAGAACAGCAGGGCCCCCTTGCCGGGGGAGCCGGGGATGAACTCACGCGCCTGCTTCTCGTTGATCGCCGTCCAGATGCCGGCGTGGCTGTTGCCGATCTCGGAGAAGTCGGCCGACTTGGCCCACTCCTCACCCATCATCCGGTCGAACAGGTCGTCCATGCTCACGATGTCTCCTGGCTGTCGCTGTTGCCGATGAGCCCAACCTCACGGCGTACGGATGGGCCAACCTTGACGTCCCACGGCATCCGCCCAAGGGCGCCGACTGGGGACCTGCCGACGGTTGTGGACACCCGTGGATTCGAACCACGGTCCGTGGGACCAGGGGAAAGGAGCACTCCAAACCCTCGTCTTCACGTGTACCCGATGCCACCGAAGCGGCGTGTCCATTCGGGGAGAGCACCGGATTCGAACCGGAACCCTTCGTCGCGACCGACGTGCTGCCACTACACCATCTCTCCCCTGGCCCGTTGCAGCCGGGTGGGCCATCCCCTGCACTCTCCTGACACCGCCCATGAGGCTTGGTTGAGTGCATGCGGGACCTGTTGCTTCCACGATCGCCCCGGTTCACCGGCCATCCGTACCTGTTACCGGTAACGGCCATCCGGATATGCGGTCGATCGCTTCTCGTGTCACGGCCCCGTGGGAGGACGAGGAGTCGAACCTCGATCACCCGGTTTACAGCCGGGCGCACTACCGATTGTGCTATCCACCCGAATGCCCTCACTCTGTCACCCTGACACGCGCAGAGCTGTCGGGCACCGACCCTGTCAGGGGTCTTGGATCACGTGTCGGCTTTGCAGACCGCCGTGTTCCCGTGGTGCGCCGGGGGTCGAACCCGGCTTCCCGCCACGCGGGGAAACCCTTCAGCCGGTAATCGGACCGGCCTTTCCGTCACGCACCCGACGGCAACATACCGTCGTTCCAGGCTCCGGGCGATCGTCCCGGACCGTCCCCATGGCGACCACGGGAAGTGGTCACGACGGGAAACTCAGATGTCTTCGTGCATCGGCTTGACGTCGGCCCGGTCGGCGCGGAGCCGATATACCCGGTCGTATACGTAGACGGCCACGCCTCCGACGATCATGTTCATCCAGAATGGTGTGCGGTGGTCGGACACCAGGTCGAACATACCCAGGGAAGCCCCTGCCACCGCAGACACGGCGACGACGCCCATCCAGTACTTCATGCGTACTCCTCGGTAGGACCCGTCGAACTTGCCGGTCCGGCGGGATATCACACCCTCCGTCCGTGGAGGCGTGGGCGCCCAGGGGGTTGCACCCTGGTGACGAGGTTCCACTCCCGTCCTACGGCCGACCACAGGCCACGCCCTCCGTACCGCCGATCTCCTTGTCCACCGGCCGGACCGGGTCCTTGCCCTCCGCCCCGGCCGGTGTTCCACCAGACTAGACCGTCACTGTCATGACAGTCAAGTCCCGTCAGTCGGGGAGTTGACCGGCCCGGGTGCGACCGGCTTCGAGCAACCGGTCCGTCATGGCGCCGTCGTCGTTGATCATCCAACCGAGGACGGCCAGGACGTCGCGACTCGGAGCGCGGCAGATGGCGTCGAACCACTCGTCCTCCGTGGCTCCCGGTGCCTCCCTGGCCGGAAGAGCGTGCTTCAGCTTGCGGTGCCGGCGCACCGAGGCGCAGAACTCCACGTGATGACGCCCGGCCTCCAGGTCGGCCAGGTACACCGTGCACGTGGCCTCACCGGCGGGGAGGTGGACGATCAGCCCCAGGTCGGTGCGGACATCGAAGGGCAGGCGCTCCCAGCGCTCCGCCGCGACGTCGTACACGCCGACCTCGTTGACGCCCTGGGCGTACACGGCGAGTTGGGCGAACATCTCCTTGGGGTCGTAGCCGACCTTGCCGGTCTTCAGGTCGCCGATCACGTACGTCCCGTCGTCCAGGCGGTAGATCCGGTCGAAGGTCCCGGCCACACCGTCCCATCGGGACGTCATGGTGACCCGCTCGATCGCCTCCGGAACGACGGTCAGCTGTTGCCGGATCATCTCCTTGCGGTAGGCGATCACGTCGTCGCGGTGGTCCTCCGGCACGTCGGCCAACCGGCCGCCCCGGTCGATCGCCTCCGTGAAGCCGTGGAGTGCGGTACCCAGGTTGGCGGCCTCCGACCCGCCGCCGGCCTCCTCCGCGTCCGCCACCAGCTTCTTCAATCGCCGGTCCCCCGGGCCCATGCTCGCCGCCATGGCCAGGAGATCGGGGCGGCGGGACAGGCCACGGGCCACGTTGCCCTTCTGCCACTCTCCCAGGGCATAGGTGTCGGCGGACGCCTTGACCACGGTGGTGCACCGGGAGAGGGCGCCTCGGAGGTTCTTCGTGGGGTGCTTGAGGACGTACCGCCCGTACCGGTCCCGCTTGACCTCCGGTTGCGGCGGGTGCGCCGGCGGATTCATGGGCACTTCGTCACGCAATGCCGGATGCCGTCCGGCGGGCTCGGACGGTGGGATCGACCCGTCGTCCTGCGCCATGGCGGCCGACTCGGGGTCGACCGGGTCCGGCACGTAGCCTGTCGTCCGACGGACCGACTCACGGCGTGTGGCCAGGTCGGTCCCGGTCGTGTCCGCGTCACGGCCGACCGGCCCCATGAGCCGGCCCATGATGTCGTCGGCCGGGCCCTCCTCCTCCTCCGGCCCGCACTCCAGGTGAACCCACCCGCCGTCGTCGTTCGAGACGATCTCGTCGCCCGCGTGGATGTCGCTTTGGCAGGCGTCGCACCAGCCGTCGTACTTGGCTTCCATCGGTACTCCTGTCCCAGGTGTCGTGTCATGACAGCCTAACAGCCCGGACCCTCATGAGGGTCCGGGCTGTTCGGTCACCAGAGATCGGTCGGGTACGAGTCCCACCACAATTGGTGAAGGGTCCGCGCGTAGTCCTGGGCTTCGGCCACCAGGAACCGATGGCACTCGGTGCAGGCAGCGAACGGCTGGTCGTCCGGCAGGGCGTATGGGTCGTGTACCAGGTTCACCGGGTGAACGTCGTCCTCCGGTCGATGCACGTCCACCGTGCACCGCAGCGGCGGGTCAGACATCATCGCCTCCACCGTGGGCAGGGCATTCGGAGTGGACGCACACCTGGGTCGGCGGTGCCGGCGGATGTGGCAGAACGGCTCGTTCACCGGTCGGCCCGACCGCCCGTTCCTCCACCAACCGACGCACCCAGGCCGGCGCCGTGTGGGACGACCAGTCGATCGTCTCGGAGGCGATACCGGGTCCGTTCGGGTCGGGGTCGGTGTAGTGGCCATCGGCGTCCACGTAGTTCCGCCACAGGGTCACCCGTGGTTCGGGGTTCCAGGACCACCGAAGATCCCGGGACCACGGCACCGGGCCCCGGGAATCCAGGTGCCAGACGACCGCCACGTTCCACACCTTGACGGCAAGACCGAAGGGGTCGTCCTCCGGAACGATCGTCACGTTGTCCGGGTCCATATTCACGGCGTCCCCGGTAATCTCCACCTTCCACTTCGCCTCCGTACGGACTCCGCACCTTCGTTGGGTCATTACAACTCCTTCACCTTGGGGTCGATGTATCGGGAGGCAAGCTCCACGGCGATCAGGTCGGACACCTCGCCGCCCTTCATGGAGTCGTCCACGCAGATCTCCAGGCGCCGGGCGAACGCCAGGGTGGCCGCCGACGCCGGTCGCCGACGCCAAGGGGCGTGACGCGAGGCAACCGAGAACGACTCCATGAACGACTCCTCGTCGTCCATGGCTGCCTCCTCCGCCGCCGCCATGGCGGCACTCATGGTCAGATCGGAGTGCAGGATCGAAGTTTGCTTGGAGCCCTGGTTGTTGTAGCTCAGCACCCGGAAGGTCTCCCCGTACGGCCACAGGACGTAGGTGTGCGCCACGGTCGGCAGGAACCACACTCCCTTGTGGGTCTGCTTCCACGCGCCGGAGGAACGGTCGAACAGGTCCACCTGGCGCGCCGTCATCAGCTCCAGGGGGATGTTCCCGCCACGTCGACGCGCGGCCTTCTGAACCCGGTCCAGGGCCTCCAGGAGGGATTCCCCGTCCTCCGGTCGGGCCAGCTCCGGAGACAGGTCGACGAGGCCGACCAGGTTCATGGTCTCGGAGTTGCCCACGACGTCCAGGACCAGGGCGTCCGGCTTGCCGGGGAAGGTCCGCAGAACCCGGCCGACCATCTGGATGTACAGACCGGGCGCCTGGGTGGGCCGGGCACCGATGAGGCACGACGCCTGAGGCATGTCGAACCCTTCGGTCAGCACACCACAGTTGGCCAGGACCCGGATACGCCCCGCCCGGTAGGCGGCGTAGATCGCCGCCCGCTCCCGACTGTCGGTCGCGGCACTGACCACGGCGGCCCGAACACCGGCCGAATCGAAGGCCTCCGCGCACGCCCTGGCGAACGCCACGGTGGGGGCGAACAGGATGGTCTGCCGTTCCTCGCCGTGTTCCGCGTATGCCTTAACGATCCCGACGTTGGCGTTCGAGCCGAGCAACGCGTCCGACAGCGACCCGTCGGCGAAGTCGCCGCCGCGCCGGGCCACGCTCGCCAGGTCCAGACCGTCGACTTCGATCGCCTTGGCCCGGACGTCGCACAGGTAGCCGGCCCGAATCAGGGTCAGGATGTCGACCTCCGCCACCACGTCGTCCCACACGGCCGACAGCTTGCGTTCGTCGGACCGGACCATGGTCGCGGTGAAGCCGGCCACCAGGGGGCCGTGATCCTCGAAGCATCCCAGCCTTTCCATGACCCGGCGCCACGCGTCGGCGGCGTAGTGGTGACACTCGTCCACGATCACCAGGCCGACGTCGCGGATCCGTTCCACGCGACCGGGGCGCATGAGCGTCTGGACGGAGGCGACCACCACCACGGCGTCCGTCTCGTCGCGCTTCGCCTTGACCACACCCGTCGTCAGATCGGGGGCGGTCCGGTGGAGCTTGTCCACGGTCTGCTCCGCCAACTCCTCCCGATGGACCAGGACGACGGCACGGCGGCCGGGGTTGGCCCGGTGCCACCCCTCGATCAGGTGGGAGAACATCACGGTCTTGCCCGCTCCGGTGGCCGCGACGGCCGCCGGGCGGCGGACCCCTTCGGTCCAGGCCTCCTTTAGGGCGGAGATCACTTCGGTCTGATAGGGCCTGAGTTCCATACCGGTCATCCTGTGCTCCTTTGAGTTCGGCTGTCTGGACACTAGGCGGCGAAACGCGAGTCTGTCAACACCTGATTCGATTACCTGGTGTAACTGTCGACAATGACTCAGAGTCAGGTGATCGTTACTTAGCCAGGGTAGACAGGGTCTCCAGTTGACCGGCTACTCTTACGGGAGTCCCTGGTCAACTGGAGACCCTGTCTACCCTGGCTACGAATGCAAAACCGCAGGTCAGGGTTTTTGTACCAAAGCTTGTATCGCCTCTCGTCCCGCGCCCGAGGCTCGTTCGCCCGTGCCGGATCCCTGCCGACCACACCCAGGAGAGGGAACACAACGTGACCGACTCAACGGCCGTCGCCCGGAGCGACGAACCGGAACTCCCCCCACTCTCGCCCGAGCACTACGCGGCACTGACGGCCGGGGGTCTCGACCCCCTGGTGGTGATCGAGCGTGGCTACGCGTCCCTGTGTCGGGCCGACGCCGGGCACGCCGCCCTCCTGGAGGGGGAGCGATTCACCAGGGGCGCACGCGAACACCTGGCCGTGTCCCCGGGGCTGTTCGTCCCGGCGTTCAACCCGGAGGGATTGCGCGTCTCCGGCCAGGTTCGGTGGGACGTCCCGCGCGAGGCGGGCGATCACAAGGGTCAGGTCAAGTCGATCAAGTACGACCAGCCCGTGGGCCGGACGCCGCCGCTGGACGTCCATCCCCGCAACCTGGGGGCGATCAAGGATCCGGCCGTCCCGGTGTGGATCACCGAGGGGATCAAGAAGGGTGACGCGCTCACCGGCCTGGGCCTGTGCGCCGTGTCCCTGGCCGGGGTGTGGAACTGGAAGACCGCCGGCGCCGCGCAACCCGACTGGGAGTCGATCCCGGTCAAGGGGAGGAAGGTCCGGATCGTATTCGACGCGGACGCGGCCGTGAAGCCGGAGGTGGCCAAGGCCCAGGAGCGGTTCGCCCTGTGGCTACGGGACACCAAAGGTGCCGACGTGGCGATCGCCGTCCTTCCCGGCGACGTGGACGGTACCGAGTGCAAGGGCGTGGACGACCACCTGGCGGCCGGATTCACCAGGGCCGACCTGGAGGCCACGCTCACGACCGACATCCCGGAGTCGGCGGCCGTCACCCGTACCGAGGCGAGCCGCGCCCTGTCGGCCGCCGCCGACCTGGTGACCGACAAGGTGTTGTCGGCGGAGGTCGTGGAGCGGCTGTTGACCGATAGGTACGTCTGGTCCGGCGCCATGGGATGGATGGCCTGGGACGGCCACCTGTGGGAGCGGCACGGCAACGCGGAGACGGAGGTGACCCATGAGATCCGGACCTGGCTGGAGGAGTGGTGCAACGACCGGGTGACCGACCTCCACACGTCCGGTCGCCTCGCCACGAAGGCCGGTCTGGACGAGGTCAACGTGTACCGGGTGGTCAAGAACAACAGCAAGGTCAACTCCACCCGGGAGGCGGCGTCCGGGTACCCGGAGATCCTGGTCGACCCCACGACCTTCGACGGTGACCCGGACATCCTCAACACCCCGGCCGGGGCGGTGGATCTGCGCACCGGTCGGCTCTCCCCACCGGACCCGAAGGTACGGGTGACCCGGTCGACGTCCGTCCCCTACGTGGCCGGCGCCACGCACCCCGACTGGGACACGGCGCTCGAAGCGCTGCCCGACCCGTCCGTCCGCGACTGGTTCCAGCTGCGCCTGGGGCAGGCGATCACCGGCCACATGACCCCGGACGACGTGATGTTGCTGATGCACGGCGGAGGCTCCAACGGCAAATCCACGATCATGGACGCGGTCATGCTGGCCGTGGGGAGCTACGTGTCCTACGTCCCCCAGAAGCTCCTGCTGGGTCGGCCGGACGACCACCCCACCGACCTGATGACCCTGATGGGGACGCGGCTCGCCCTGGTGGAGGAGCTGCCCGACGACAAGCACCTGAACGTGACGGCGCTCAAGACGACCGTGGGGACAAGCTTCATCACCGGCCGCTACATGCGGTGCGACTTCGTCACCTTCCCCAACCAGTCGACTCTGATCGTCAACACCAACTACCGGCCGTCGGTCACGGAGACCGACCACGGCACCTGGCGGCGCCTGCTCCAGCTCACGTTTCCCATGAGGTACCTCGCGGAGGACAAGGAGTTGGAGGGACCCGGAGACGCGTACGGCGACCCGACGTTGAGGCAACGGGTCAAGACCGATCCGGCCGTCCACACGGCCGTCCTGGCGTGGCTCGTCGAAGGGGCGCGCCGGTGGTACGCCCTGGACCGGATCATGCCCCCGGCGCCCGCCTCCGTGAACCGGGACACCCGGGCCTGGCGCGAGGCGAACGACGTCCTGTTCGGGTTCGCCCAGGAGAGCCTGACCGTGGACCCCGAGCACCACGTCATGTCCCAGGAGCTGTTGACCGAATTCAATGATTACCTGAAGGCCCTGGGTCACGGGGCCTGGTCGGACAAGACCCTGGCCAACCGGTTGCTGGGACACCCGGAGATCGGGACGCGGCTGATCAAGCGCCGGGTCTACGCCGGGGAGTCGGCCTCCACGCTGAGCCGGCCCAGGGGTCGCCACGGTCGGCCCGACTCGGACCGGTACATGGCGTACGTAGGCCTCCGGTTCGGCAATGAGGATCCCCCGCCGGCGGAGCCGGAGGACCCCTTCGGTCCGGTGTCCGGAGCGTCCGGTCCGGACACTTCGCCGGACACTCCGGACGTCCCGCCGGACGATCCGGAGCCCATGCCGACCCCCCCGACCGACCCGACGGATCAAGACGTTCCGGCGCCCGCTCTGGTGGCGTTCGACATCGAGACGCCGGACGCCGACGAGTTGTTCGCCTGGACGGCCGATCGCGGGCCGTTCGCGCGTCTGTGCGGGTACGCCGTGGACGGTGGAGAGCCGGTGACCACGACCGACCCGGCGGAGCTTCTGTCGGTCCTGGAGGCGGCCGACACGATCACCGGTCACCGGATCCTCGGGTACGACCTCCCCGCCCTGGCGCTCCACCATCACGGCGACGCCGACCCGGTGGAGCTGTACGAGCGACTCGCGGCCAAGGCCCACGACGCGCTGATCGTGGCGCGTCAGGCCGACCCCCCGTCGGCCAAACACGGCAACGGCGCGACCCACTACGACCTGGACTCCCTGGGCGAACGCGTCCTGGGCGCCGGCAAGGGTGGCGATCTGAAGGCACTGAAGGCGGAGTTCGGCGGATACCACCTGATCCCCGTGGACGACCCGCGCTACGTCGCCTACCTGGAGCAGGACGTCAGGCTCTCCCGCGACCTGGCCCCGATGTTCGGACAGACCGACTACACCCGCCGGGAACACCGGTTCCTCACGGCCTGCGGATCGATGACCCTGCGGGGTGTGCGGGTGGACACCGACCTTCTGTCCCTGCGGGCGGAGGAGGAGGAGGTGCAGAAGATCACCGCGCTGGACACCCTGAACGCGGAGTACGGCCTCCCCCTGTCCCGCGTCCGCACCTTCAAGCGGAAGCCCGACGAACAGGTCACGTTCACGGCGCCCCTGGCCACGGCCGAAGGGGTCGAGTGGTTGGGCAACCTGTGGCAACTGTTCGGTGTGACCAACCCTCCGCGCACCCCCAAGGGTCGACTGTCCACGAAGGTCGACGCGTTGACCCGGGTCATGGAGCACGAGCGGTGCCCCGAGGATCTGCGCCGAGCCCTGGACCTGATGTGCACGGCCAACGGCGCGCGCGTCGTGTACGCCACCGTCGCCAAGCACCTGGTGGGCGACCGGGTCCACCCGGTCATGTCGCCGGAGCAGGCGTCCGGACGACTGTCCATCACCCGGCCGGGGCTCACCGTGTTCGGCAAGCACGGGGGCAAGGTGCGCGAGCGGGGGATCTTCCTGCCGGAGGAGGGTCACGTGATGATCGCGTTCGACTTCGACCAGATCGACGCGCGAGCGGTCGCGGCGCACTGCCAGGACACGGCGTACATGGATCTGTTCGAGGGTGACACCGACTTCCACACGGCGAACGCGATCGCCGTGTTCGGGGACGCCTCGTATCGGGAGGTGGCCAAGAAGGCCGGACACGGCGAGAACTACGGCATGGGCCTGGCCGGACTGGCCAAGCTGATCATGGGCGCCACGGGCATGACCGAAGAGGACGCCTCCGCCCACGCGCGCCGGTACTTGGAGGCCGTGGCGGAGGCGTACCCGGACCGCAACCGGTGGCGTTCGGAGGTGCGCGAGCGTGCCGACACGGGGGCTCTTCTGGACAACGGCTTCGGCCGGATGATGCGGCCGGAGATCGGGCGCGGGTGGACCCAGGGTCCGGCGCTGATGGGCCAGGGGACCACCCGGGACCTGATGGTGGAGGCGATCCTCGCCATGGACCCGGAGGTTCGGAGCACCATCCTGTTCACCGTCCACGACGAGATCGTGTGCTCGATCCCCGCCGACCGGGCGGACGAGTACGCGGAGCGGATCATGGCGGCGATGACCTTCGCCTGGGCTCCGCCCGGCGCGGCGCGCCCGGTACAGATCTCGTGTGGTCGCTCCGCCGCCGGGTCGAACTGGGCGGCGTGCTACGAGAAGTGACCTCAGGGGACCGGGGTGTTGACAGGCCCCCGGTCCCCCGGTTAGTGTCGTGACATGAGGAAGTGTGAAACCTGCAAGCAGGTGAGGAACGACGTCCGTACGCGGGTCGTCCCGTGCATGGACGTGTGTCGATGCGAGTTCGACGAGGACATCTGCGGACCGTGCTTCACCGAGGTGACGCGGCAGCGCGAAGCGGCCGACCGGAAGGAAGAGGAGGACCGATGACCGACGGATACATGTGGCGCGGTGTGATCAAGGTCAGGGAGGTGTCCGGAGAGACGTTCGAGAAGGCCGACCGGCCCATGCTGACCAAGGGTGCCGCGACCGGGGCGGCGAGGCGTATGGCGGACTCCGTCCGAAGGAGTCCGAGTCGGACCCTGCTCCACTACCGCGTGGACCGGGCGCCCCTGGTGTGGGAAGAGTTCGAGAGCCACCCGGAGAACGACTAGCTGTCTAGACAGTCCTGTTACCCTGGTGGTCTGTCGTGACCATGGAGGGGTGATGGACTACAACCACAACAACACGAAGCAACACTCGGTTCGGATGACCGATCGCCTGTGGAAGGCGTATCGCCGGCACCGGAACAGCCTGGGGTCGAACGCGTCCGAGGGGGTCCGAGACCACGTCATCGACGAACTCACCAGGGCGGGACTGATGACGGAGGAGATGCTCCTCCCCGATCCGCCCCGAGGCTGGTGAGTCGACCCCGGGTCCCGTGCCGGACCCGGGGTCGACCGTCATCAGGGAACCAGGGAGACCGCCACCGTGGCCGCGACGATCAGGAATGCGATCACTCCCATGGCCGACCACATGCGGCGCTCCACCTCGCGCAACCGGGTCTCCTGGTCGCGGAGCTGTGCCGGGATGTCGTCCATCTTGTGGGCCAGATCCCGAACCGCGTCGCGTGTGGCACGCACTTCCTGCCACACCTCCGCCGGGGTGACGATCACGGATCCCTCCGGGACCTGGGCCGACGTCACTCGGGCCTTCTTCGACGACCCGTTCCGGCCGTGGTCTCCGTGAGGCCCGGTCCCTCGGGACCGACCGGCCTCTTGGTCAACGACGCCAGGACGGACAGCAGCGCCGCTCCGATCGACGTGCCGAGGGCGGCCTTCCAGCCGACATGGAACACGTCCGCTCCGTCCGCCATCAGGGCGCTCGACAGGACTCCCGAGAAGGCTCCCACCGCGCGTTCCCCGGCGGCCAGGACGAACGCCTTCACCGGGACACTCCGAAGCCGTGGAGCGAACCCAGGCGGGACAGCGACGCCATGCCGGGGATCCCGTCGGCGTCCGACCCCGAGTAACCCAGACGCCGCTGCCAGGCCGCGTACGCCGTGACCGTGGAGGTGCCGTAGTGGCCGTCCGCCCGACCGGCGAGAAGCAAGCCCTCCGCGACCAGTGCGCGTTCCACGTAGATCACCGAGAAGTAGGTGACCGGTGTACCGGCCGCCTGCGGGTTCGATTGCGCGGCGGCGACCACCTGGGCGAGGGAGACCACCGGCTGCTGCGGAGGCGTCGGCCCCTCGCCGCCGGCGGCGCGCACGATACCGGGGAAGATCAGGT